TTAAATTTATACCTGCCCCTGCGTCTGTAGATGTAAAAGTTGCTACAGTGTTTGTTGTTCCTGAGTTTGCGCTTATACTGCCTGAAAATTCTGAATTTGTTCCTGTTATTGCTAATGCAACAGTTCCCGATCCAGAGCCAGTACGGAAATTTATCGTCTCACCATCACCGTGACCCCATATATCTAACTCACCACCAGATAGCAAAGAAATAACACCAAGCTCTGATCCATTGTTGAGTCTTATGTGTTGATTAGTAGTGGTAATGTTTAACGGGGCTGTAGCGTGAGGAGCAACACCAAGACCTAATCGTGTCCCTTGTAAAGTTCCTGTAAGCGTACCACCCGCAAGAGGTAGTTTAGTTGCTATTGAATTGGTGACAGTAGTAGAAAAGTTAGCGTCATCGTTTAAAGCTGCCGCTAGTTCATTGAGCGTGTCTAAGGTACTAGGTGAGCTATCTACTAAGTCAGAAATAGCTCCGTCTACATAAGCTGTTGTGGCTACCTTTGTGCTGTTATCTAAGGCTGATTGAGTAGTAGCTGTAGTAGCAGAAGCCAAAGCTCCTGTGTATGTTGTAGCGGTCACTGTGCCTGTTACTGTGACACCTATATTTGAAGTTGCTAATTTGGGTGAAGCGTTAAATCCACCAGAACCATCTGAAGTTGTATGGTAAAGAGTTACTGCTCCGCCTAAAACAGCTTGTAAATAGTTAGTGTCATCAGCCGCTTGTAAACTTAAATTAGTGCCCCTTAGAATTAAGTTTCCGCTTCTGTTCTCTTCAATAATTGCATTAGAAGCGTCTGTAAAAATCTCCAAATTAGTTGAGGATGAACTAGTCCCCATTTGAATTTTGTTGTTCACACCAAAAACTAAGTTACCAGTCATTATGCCGCCAGTTAAACTTAATTTCGTAGTATCAGATTGAGATATCTCGTTTAAAAGAATTGCAGTGATTCGTAACTCACACTTATCACCAGAGGAAAAAGCTCTCGCAGTAGTATTATCTTGCGCTCGAACAACTGTTAATGTGTTACTACTTCTAGCGGTTACTTTAACAATTTCTCTATTATCATTTAAATCTTGTAAAGTAACGTAAGTGTGATCAGACCCGCTTAAAGCAGGGAATACAGAACCATCAGCTACAGTGATTGTAGTAGCTGAGTTAGATACTGCGGACGCTAATGTAGTAACAGCATTATTTGAAAAAACAACTGCCATACTATTTACCTAATTTTGTTAACTAACTGTAACTGTCCAGGTTATGGTCATACTGTCTGAACTACCTTTATTTACAACTGCAAACACAGTTCTACAAAGCATTGTTCCTGAAGAACTCGCATTGAATAAACCAGCTTCAGTAATTGCCCCTGTGCCGACCCCAGTGCCAAAAGTAGCTACATAAGTAATAGTATTAGACGATACAGTCGTAGAAGTTAAGGCTACTCTAGCCGCCTCTGCGCCAAGGCCTGTATCTCCAGCCGCTGCTGAAGCTGTGTTTGTCCCAATAGCCATATGAGACATTGCGTTAGTTGTAGCGTCTTTCATTCTAGAAGCAACGAAACCTTTTCCAGCGGTAACTACCAAGTTTGGTACTTCTTGAATAACTTCGTCATTTACTTTTATTGACAAATGACCTTTCATCTTTAAAGAGTCATGTAACATGTTTTACTCCTAGTTGTTTAACGGTGCAAAGTTCAATGCACCTGCATTTAAAACAGACGATGCTTCTGCTGTAAGTTTTACATTTATTGATTCAGTAACTGTCGTAGAATCAAAAATACCTTTGTTGAATGCAGTAACAGCATTGCTTGCAAAACTAACTGCATCTGAAAAATCAAAAGCAAAACCAATAACCGCTTGTTCTGCAATTGAAAATGAATCATCTTGACTCTTAGCTAGTGAACTAGCCAAATCCTCCGAAATAGATGGTGTATCTGAAAAAGCTCTACTAAACGTAACAACTCTTTGAAATACATCATTAACGCCTAATGTCTCATCTCTCCCTTCATCTGTAGTGAAAGTTGATGCTTCTGTAACAAAAATAGAATCAGTAAATACTTTAGAAGTGGATAACGCCTGAGCGTCAACAAAGCCAACCACATTAGTTTTATCAGATTGTGTGTCTTTTCTAACTCCGCCAACTGTTGCGAAATCGTCAAGTGTAAAGACATCTGAAAAAGTTCTAAAGAATGTAAGACTTTTTTGCAAGTCTTCTGACATAGTTACATTATCGTCAACGCCTTTGTTTGAACTTAATGTAAGTATCTCTGCAATTGGAAATGCATCAGTAATACCTTTTTCACTTAGTAAAGCAGGTAAGTCAGAAAAAGTAATTGAGTCTACAGGATACTGATTTAGTGTAAATGGGTCTAGTAAAACATCACTTGCTACTAAATTTTGAAAAGAGATACTCGGTATAGGATTTACAAAACTAGTAAAAGCATTTATTTTTTGTGAGTTTAAAGTTACCTCATACGTAGGTTTACTTACAAAAATAGATGATTTTTGTAATTGGATGTCAGTAACTGAAATATTAGTACCACTAGTAATGGCACGTATTTCTACTGGTTTATCAACTAGTACTCTATATCCCATTAATCAAAATCGCTTCTAACTTTAAACTTAATTAAATCGTTTACCGTTTGTATTCCTCCTGATGAAAAAGTTACTTCCAACTCACCTTCAAACGTACCTGCGGTGTCTAAAGTTCCTGTCGGAAAATTTGTAATTACTTTACCTGCTGATCCATCGCCAACAACACTGCAAGTAAGAGTGCTTTTTATAGCAGTGCTTCCCACTTCTCGTAATCGCAATTTAACAGTTGCACCGCCTACATTTATAGGCTCCCAAGTGTCACTATTATTGGGATCGAGTGTTTGACCTGTTGCAGCGGTATTACTGTCTTTAAGTGTAAAAGTTAACTCAGGTAACGTGTCGCCTGTAACAAGTTTTAAAGTATCGGAATATGCCATTTTATATACCTATAAACGAATTATTATAATAAACCATCATTAATAACACCACAAGACTTGGGTAGAGTCCCTAGTGTCCACATGCACAAACGTCTTAGCTACACCTATGCCTCCGAAACCCATAGCTAATGCTTGCTCTACAATCTGCCTTCTTTGTACTCCGCCATTCACTACTATATCAGCCGCAATACCTTCACTATGCTTACCTGGTTTTGCTTTAGCTTTCTCTATACTGTGAGACGGATCTCTGTATCCAGAGCTTATGTAAAACGGAAAACCACATGCCTCTCGTAATGCATCTAACCTTCTTACAAAAGACGGTTTCATCTCATTATTGCCAGTCTCCTGACAATCAAAATCTTCTATTTTAAAATACTTATACATCTTTAGTCCCTAAACAAATACACGCAAAAGCCCACAATCCCTGCCCATATACTTGCCGCTAATGATGTTGCAATCCTTACAACAAATTTGTTTGATTGCGCTAAATCAGCAATCTCATCTATCTTTTTTTCGTTTTCATCTAAACGGAATTCATGTCGTTTTAACCTTCCATTAACGCCTATAAGCTGTTCTTCAACCCTGGCAACATTAGTCATAAGATCAGTAAGTTTATCTATCTTCTGCTCTAAACGATCAAACCGTATTTCCACTTGTCTATTATCCATTTTACTCAGGTGCTTCTGTTATGGGAGTTGACTCTGGCCCCATTAGCCAAAAAAGTAAACCTCCACCAATTACCATTATTACAAGTAACACTACGTGAACCCAGGTTGTTTCACTCCCATTATAGTCTTGCAACCAACCCACTACTTTTTCATCCTTTTTTCCATTAGACCTTCAGCAAAGCCACCGCCAAAATAGAAAGAAACTATACACAACATGATCCAATCAATCTTAAATGTTTCGATAATCAATTGTACTTCATCTACTGGTTTTTCAAGGAAATACAATGTCAATATCATAATATACGAACCCACGAACGTAAGACTAAATATAAGTGCCAACAATCGCTGAGCTACCTTGAACGGTGCATAACTGTTAAGCAAGTTTACTTGACGCTCTGTTTTGACTTGAACCATTTCCTCTTCTGATGTATGAAGATCGTCTATAAGATTCAAACCCTTTGTTATTACGTCACCGTTACCTAAAATCGTTCCTAATATTGACATTTTTTATCCTTATAAAACTAAGTTATATCCTGGGATTATTCTTGATGGAACAACATCCCAACCCTTACCGCTGTACAAACCCAACGCTATATCATCAACTAGCAACCCATATGTTGGCCCTAGTATTGGTGATAAACCTTTAAAAGTTTGGCCTATTGGCCCTAAACCTTGTCTTTCACCCCATTCAACACTTTTACCTACCATACCAAATAACATAAATGGGCCAGCTAACCCGCTTCTGTCAAATATTTCAGCCATGTATTCAGCAGTATCCATTCTATTTGATCTAAAGTAACGTGCGTTTGAATCAACCCCTGGTAATACGGCTGCTGTTGTAGCTTTTGCTATTTCTCTTAATTCTAAAGATAACATCGCTAACGGCATAAATGACATAGCTGTAATTAAACCCATCATCGCAACACTACTTAATCCGTCTATTGGGTTCTTAGCTTCTCCAACTCTAGCGCCTACTTCTCTATAAAAACCACCTAAAATTACTTTACTAAATGAAAACATATAAGACTTAAGTGACCATATAAGTTGATACCTGGGGTCATTACCCCAACTAGTTCTTTCAGCGGCATTTGGTCTTAGCATCGAGTTGTCAACAAATCTTTGTAAAGCTGCTTGCACTGCGGCTCCGTCTTCTCCAGAAAAACTATAGTTACCATTACTCTGTCTTGCCGCCCATGATTTAACTTGCTCTGCTGTAACCCCATGATCTTGAAGATATCTATCTGCTCGTGGATTATTAGTTTTGTTTTCGGCATTGTGTATAAGAAACTCAACTCCTAACACTGAAGCAAACTCTCTCGTGTATCGAGTAAACTTATCTAGTAATATTACTTCAAAAAATTTATCTGAATACTTCCTAACAGCAGGGTCTAAAAACTCCGCATCAGCTTCAGTTAAACCTAAATTACCCATAGCAGTACTGTGAGTTACGCCAATAGTTCTAGCTAGTGTAACGGCTTGTTCGGGGTTAGTTATCCTAGACAAAAGAGCGTTCTTCGCCATTCCAAAACCTTTTAACTCTTTTGTATTAAAAACAGCTCCACCTAGTTCTGGTATAGACCCAATAGTTGCAAAAGCCAGTAAGGTGACCCAATTAAAAAACTGTAACCAACTTTGAGCTTTTGACAACTTTGGATTCATAGGCTTTGTGGTATAACCTAAGTACCGATTCAACGTGCCAATAACTTGTTCTTTTTCTGTGTCAGTTAGTTTTTCTAACTCTGGGCCTAATAAATCGTTTCCATCAGCATCCCTAGTGTTTCTGTTCCACTCAGAATGAATCATTATGTGCCGTAGGTAGTTTATAAGAGCTACTTCAGGTGATGCTCTAAAGTCTATAAGTTTTTCTTCTATACCAGACGTTAATATTCTAGCTTGCTCTACTGCACTTTGAGGATCAGTAGGGTCTATATTTATTTCGTTTTCATCTAATATACTTTCGTTTTTGGCAACCAACTTATCTACTATTTGATAAACCTGTTCTTTCGTATATTCAGGTTTATTCTGTAATATAATTTCTGCAAAAGCATCGGGATCTGTATATATTTTAGCTAAGTCCAAAGATACAGGATAATAGTCATCTCGTTTTTGTATCTTGTTCCCAGGGACTTTGGATATATAATCGTCATACAATTTGCTTAGATAATCTCTAACTTCTTTAGCTTTTGGATTTTGTAAGTCTGCTGTTTTTATATCTTGGTTAGCGGCTTCAGCAAGAGCCTCTTGAACTTCTGTAGAATCCCAGTTATCACCAAGTATTCTTTCTAATGCAAAAAACATCTGGCCTCTAACGTGTCCTTTCCCTTTCAAAAAACCAAACTGATTATTAGCATTTGATTGAGAGTTAGACCTAACATACATCATGTCTGCAATAACAGGACTAATGCTTCTCAACATATTATCTTCAGGTAGTATTGCTTTTAATAATGTGTGCCCTGTCTGTGTATCATTATTAACATGTTGTCTAAAGTTTTTAAGTATAGACCCAACTGTTTTTTGAGATGACTCACTATTAGAAATAGTTTCTTCCATGGCTCTAACAATAGCTTTTTTCCTGTAAGTAACTTCTTTTAGCACTGAGCCACTTTCAGAACGTAAACGTGCTCTTTCTCTAACAATTGTATTTTCCATATACTCATCGAAAGTTTGAGAGTAAGCATTTCTACCAAATCGTTTTTTAAACTCTGAAGACAAAGCGTTCCAAAGACTACGTAACTTTTCTACTATAGCCGCAAAGTGTCTGTTAACTACGCCATTAGCGGCAGTTTTCTTTTCGTTTATGTAAAGTTTTTGTGCCCAACTAGCAGTTTGATCTGCATACCATTCCTCAAACCCATACTCTCCTTGGTATTGACTAGGTGCATCTTTAGCGTTCTTAGCTTTGTCAAAGGCTTTTTCTAATCGCTCTCTAACGGTTTTATTTGTTAATGAACTATCTAACTCTTCTTGGAAGAGAACATGCCCTAATGCTTCATGTGCGGCCGTTAAAGCAAGCTGTAAATCATTACCCACTGATATATTATCTACTAGAACCACGTGACCATTAGTAAACCCTATATACTCACCTAGTTTATTTTCAGTATTTCTTAATTCAGTAGCCGCTTTTTTTACTAAATCAGATACTTGAGAATCATTAAACCTTGCAGCTAGTTCTGAGTCTGATAAAGCTAATACTTCTCTTATGCCTAATACTGCTACAGGTAACTTTGGTTTTATTTGAGCTATGGCTTTATTTATAAACTGAGTACTAAGTCTGTTTATTTCACCTAAAGGATATTCAGCTTTTCTAAAAGTTCTTCTTTCAGAACTCCTCGGTGATCTTTGCCTAGTTCCCAATGTGGGTTTGCCTTGATTATTTGTAGTAACATAAATTTCTCTCGGTGACGCACCCCTAGTTCTGTTGATATCTCTACCAGGAGTCGTTTCTAAATTTAAACGAGTTTTTGCTACAAGCTCACCTTCTTCATCTATTATGTCTGCTTCTCGAATTTGAGTAGATTCATCAACTGATCGTGTAACGTCATCTCTAACAAAAACAGTTCTGCCATCCTCTAATTGCACAGTCACACCTTCTCGTCTCATACCACCGCGAGAAAAAGGTTGCTGCGAAAAATCTTCATTTGTAGGTACATTTGTATCTATAGTAGCCTCTGGTGTTTCTGGGAGAACAAAAGGTTTAGATGGGCCAGACGGCCCTGTTCGTTTTAGTAAAGTACCTAAAGGAACACTTGCCCCATCAACTATAGCGGCTGTTGTAGACGTATCAATTTGAGAGTCTAAAGAAGCGTTATTATCTATATCAAAGATAGATTTGTTCTCTATCAAGATATCATACCCAGTATCAGCCAACTGCATATCAGCTAAGAAAGTAGTTAGTCCCAAAGCCGCAACATCTGTTTGGTTATTTTGAGCGTCTACATTCTCACCGCGTCTAATAAGTAACCTTCTACCCGCTGTCGCTAAATCAACTAAATTTATAGGTCTTGTTTTGCCGTCTGGAGTTTTAAGAAAAACACCAGACCCTCTTGCTTTTGAACTTTTAGCGGCTCTGTTTAATTGACTTATAACATCGGATTTATTTAAGAAACTAGCATCTTGTTTTATAGCAACGTAACGGTCACCTTGTTTTTCTATAATCAGTTCTTGGTCAGGGAAATCAGATTTTTGTTTTGCTACTTTCTGTAAAAAAGTTTCAGTCATCCCTGCATAAAAAGGATCATTAAAATCGGTATCACCAAACTCTTTTATGTAAGCTCGCCTAGCCGTTTCTGTGTTATCAAATATTCTACTTGGTTCTGTTTTTTCTGCGCCTTCGACAACAACTTGCGTTTCTTCTGATAGGTCTGTCTCCTGTACAATCCCAGCTTGTGTCGCTTCTTGTTCTTGAGTTGCTACACTTTGCTCATTTGGATCAACTTCATCAATATCCATCGAACGTCTAACTGGAGTTTCTTCTGCATCTTGTTTATCAAACTCTCTTTTGGATACAGAGTCATTCCACATCTTTCTAGCTTTATCAAAAACAGCTTGTGTTTTTTCTTGAGTGGCACTTCCTATCTCTCCTGCTTTTTTAGATATAGAATCGCGATTTTGATAAGCTACAGAACCTATTGAACCCGCACCACCTGCAAACCCACCAATAACTGCTCCAGCAAAAAAACTTTCCATTCTTCTAAGATTTGCTTCTTCTTGAGAATAATCGGGATCATAAGTTCTTCTTTGTGCTATACCTAGCTCACTTTGACCTAATTCAGAAAGCCCTTCTAAACCAGCACCTCTAGGCGCAGTTACAGCAATAGCTTTTGCCAAACGCCCGAATATAGAGTTTTCTCCCTTAGACCTAGCCTTTGCTTTCTTTGCTAACATTTTTAAAAATGCTGCTTCTGTGCCCACGCCTATGACTGTTTGAGGTATAGCCACACCTGCTGACTGTAAAGCCAAATCTTTTGTTCTTTCTTGCCCAGCTTCTATAGCTTCTCCAAAGTTTTCGCCAGACAATGCTGGAAACTCAGCAGATGCTGCACCGCCCAACGCTCCTGCTTTTACGTACTTGGCGTAATTAAATATAGTTTGAGCATCATCTAGATCAGCTTTTGTTGCTGTTCCTTTTGCTACTTTATCTAAGCTGTCTTTTACTATTCTTTCAGCGGCTTTTTTAGACCCAGTTTTTAAAGCTGCTCCTACAGCTAGGCCGCCAAGTCCTCCCGTTGCGGCTGACCCAATACTATAAATTAAAGATGGTATGCCTTGACCACCAAACTTTGCTACTTGAGTAAATGCTCCAGTAATACTAGGTTCATCTAAAAAATCTTCAAAAGAAGTAACGTCTGCTGACGCAGACTTTGCAAATTGTCCGCTGAACTCAGCTTCTTTTAATTGTTGTTCTGCATATTCATCAGCGCCTACTAGAGTTCCTGCTAAAGACTGAAAATAATCAATCGATGATCCTAAACCTTCTACACCTGTTTTAAGACCGCTAGAAAAAGCATTGCTTAAACTATCGTCTTTTTCTTCTACGGGAATAGGGTCAGCTAAAGCAGAAGAACCGTCTAGTGTTTGATAGAGATCCTGGACATACTTATCCATGCCTTAAACCTCAGCAGGTTCTGAATACTTCTTAGTATTTGCTCTAGCAGCTTGTTGAATTAGACGGGCAGCATTACTATTTATAGCTCGTATATCACTCAATTGAAACTTCTCATCTAGTCGTTTAATAACATATTCACCATTAACTATTTTTGGTGGTTCTATGTATTGAATACCGCCATCTGGAGTAGCTATGATTCTATTCAAAAACATATCCGAAGCATCGACATTTTGACCATCTATTTCATCTCTTGATAAAAGGTCAGCTATTGTTTCAAAAACGCCTCCTTCTTCTTCAGCCGCAAAGCCAGCTGCAACTTGAGATAATACACTGTTCATAGCTTCCATAAGTCGCTGATGCGCTTCTGGAAATCTTTTTGAGTCATAAGTACTTAAGTCATTCCAAAAAGTGTTTAGTGCTCCGCCTTTTAATATTGCTTCAGAAGTTTCTCTGCTAGGTTCAAAGCCTTCTGCATTTGTTAGTTCAGAAACCGCTGTAATCAAACCATCTGCTGTTTGATTAGCTTTTTCAACTGTTTTCAAATCATACTCTGCTATTCTCTGATTTAACTGTCTGTTGTTAAAATCAATAGTATTGGCAGCAGCTGCTGAAAGACTTCTAACACCCGTCTCCATTATGTTTCTAGCTTCGGTATAGAAAGTTTCTGCATCCTCTGGTCTAATAGTTGCAGCAAATGCCGCTAAAGCAATAGCTCTATCTGTTCTATTAAGACGTTGAAGGTCACTTAACTCTCGAACATTTTCTGCTTGAAGTCTTGCGGCAACTTCTCGTAACGCATTCGGAGACAAACTAATCTGTCCGCTAAGTGCTAAATCAGCAATCTCGCTAGTAGATTTGCCAGCAAACTTTTCAGTAGCCACGTCAAACTCAAGTTGCACAGGTTGAGAATCAGACTTTATTTTAGTTTGTGTTTCAGTTTTAGGTTTGGGTGTAGGTTCTGGACTATCTTTTTTAACCTCAGAAAGTTCTTTTTTCAAGCGAGCAAGGTCTTTTTCGTCTCTCGCTTTTTGTTGTTCGGCAACTTTTGGTCTTCTAGAATATCTACCTTCCTTCATTCTTTTTTCTATAATGTCTATGTTCCTTTGGAGACGTACTTCAGGATCACGTTGTGACTTTCTAGAATCTGATTTATTTACTCTAGGTACAGGTAATATCTCAGCACCTAAATCCTTACCTGCTTCTTCAATTACTTCGTCTTTTTCATCAGGGGTTTCAGCACGGTTTATTGTTGCAATAAACTCTCGTCTAGCTACAGGGTCATCTATTCTAGCTAACACCTCTAATTCATTTGCTCTTCGTACATCGTCTTGTAACCGCTCTGTAATTTCAAGATTACCAGTATCACCGCCCTCTCGCTTAATAACTTCTCTGTACGCAATAAACTCATTTGTTCTAAAACGATCTTGATATGGATTAACAGTTAGGTTCCACAGAGAATTAGAGTTATCTAATACATCATCAAACGACATAATTTCTACATTTGCATCAGCGGCATTGGAACCACCCTCTGTAATCGCACCAGGAGTACCATCTGGGTTTTCGACTATTGCACTTAAACCTTCTGGGCCAACAGAAAAACCTGAAACTGCTCCACCGCCTCTTACGACATTTGCTTTATTTGTCAAACGAGCTAATTGATCTAAGGCATCCTTGTTTCCATCTTTTAAAGCTTGCCTAAACCCTTCTCCATAACGGTTTGGATTATTAGCATCCAACCAACCATTAGCTCTAGCTATATCATATTCTCTATTTGAATCACGGTTTCTGTCTTCAATTGCACGAGTTTGTTCATCAAGGAGCAGTCTTCTTTCAGCTAAATTGTTAGCTTGCTGTCGCTGAGACATTTGCCCCGCTCTAGAAAATACATTATCTAATCCAGCTAATATACTCATCACGAAACCTTCTTAAATTTCACATCAGTCTTATTGTAATCGACCAACATATATCCGTTTTTCTCACCAACTACTGCATGAGGAACTTCGTCAGCCATAACTCCTCTATATCTATCCTTAGATCCAATATAGTTGAACTCATAAATATTTGTACCTTTCTTAGATACACCTACTTTCTTTATATTCATTTTTGCAGAACGGTCACTTAAAAATGCAAATGCTAAAATAGCAGAAGATGCAAGAGATCCCACTGTTTGATATGTTTGCGCTTTCGAAGCCGCTTTAGCTTGGGTGTAAGCATTTCTTCTATTAGTAGCATCAGCCGCTGCTGACCCCATTTGATTTTGTGAAGCCCTGTTTACGCCTTGACCTATATTTATCAAGTCAGACATCAACGCTTGGTTAGCTTCTCTTTGTGCAATTCGTGCGTCATTAACTGCTTGGGTCTGACCTAGTGTAGAACCTCTCTGTAATGCTCTTTGTTGCTGTTGCATTTGAGCAGGAGTTAAAGCTGCACCATATCGTGATCTGTTCCTAGCCGCTATGTCAGCTGTTAACTGTGCAGCTGACTGTGAATCTTCTCTAGCTGAATCAATTAAACTTGTATCAGTTCTAGCTTGGTTAATTAGATCATCTTCGAAATCACCATAATTGGATACAAAATCTAAATACTCTTGACGAGTTATGTTCGCATAGGTTCGATCTGGGTCAGATACATTTTGTAACCCGCTCATGTCGGTCATTCCAGGAGTTCGACCGTTACGAAATCTTCTTCCGTGCCCTGTAGTTGGGGAACCTTGTATATGTGGCATATCTAATATCCGAATACGTTTCTAATAAAGTTATAGCCAAAACTACCATCAGTTTGACCAGTTCTATTACCATCTGCATCTACCGTTCCAGCGTTTGGTTTTTTACCGAACATCTCATTCTCATTACCATAAACTAAAGTCGCACCTGCTATTTGACCCAACGCACTGCTTCTAGCTGATCTTACATCTTGAGCTGCTCTAGCCCTAGCAAGTGCGTCAGAAGTAGCTAACCTAGATGCTTGAGCCATACCAGACTGTGCATCAGCTGCCTGTCCTCTAGCGGTTCCTAAAACATTTGTTCTCTGTTTGTTTTGTATATCTTTGGCTGATACATTAGCTACTTGTAACTGACCGCCTAATGCTCTTGACATTTCGCTTGGTACGTTCGTCTCTTGCGTCAGATTGTAAGTTGGTGTTGAAGTAAGAGCTTGCATTGTGTCTGCATTAGCTCTACCTCTCAAAGTAGAAGATACATCCTGAGTCATGGAAGCTTCTTTCATCTCCTTCAACAAAGGATCATACTTCTTTTTAAAGTTTTTATATTCTGCTAACGCAACAGATGCAGATGCTTTTTCCGCTGCTGAAGCTTCGTATTCTTGTCTTTTTGGTCTACTTCCCATTACAAATCTCTCGTATAAACTATAGTGTCAATTTCCCATCCGTGAGCTAATACATATGAAGTTAACTCTGGTATTGCTGATCTAACTTCTATTTTTTTATACTTTCTTTCCCTAGCGTAATCCATAAAAAAATCTTGATGCTTAACTACTAAATTATTCCCTCTTATTTTAGCCCAAGCTAACCAAATTAAAAAAGTGCGATCTCCGTTATATGGATCAACCTCACTTGTAGTAACAACAAAACCATCATCTGTTACCCATAAACTTGCTGATCCATTTATACAAGCTGCATATACATCCTCTGTTGTAAATGTCAGCTGTGGATTCGCAAATAAAATTTCTTCTATTGCGGGACACACCCAAGACAGATTATCTCCAAACTCTGCCTGTACGGGGTTATCCACCTTTACCGTATCTATGTTTACTCCTCCATGACCCATACCTTCCTACTCCTCTATAGGTTACTCTCCTAGCTATTCCTTCATCTGCATGTCTAGCTCTACGCTCTGCATCTACTATGCCTTGACTAAACATAGATGCGTATACTTGTGCTCCAGTCAAATCTGTCCAAGGTTGACTTGGGGTTCTAAGCAATCTAAACAAGGCTCCATTTATTATCGTGTCTCTGTAATCATCCATTACCTGTGTACTACAAGCTGTTGAAGAATGTGTCGGTTTCAACTGTGCTCTCATTATCGTAGAAGAAGTTTGTGTCGTTGATGGAACTGGCACTAACCAAAAGAGAGATGGGCTTTGTTTTATATAGTATTCTGGTTTTCCATAATGACTTGAATTTCTCCAATCAGGTTTACGTTGTTCTATCAGATTAGTCGATATAGGCTCTAAATCTTTACCTTCATGCGTCACCCACAGTATCTTATGTACAACGGTTCCTCTTGGGGGTTCAAAATCATACTCATAAACATTAGCTACAGTGGTAACAGGATCTAGTTCTTGTTGATAGACTGCGGCTTTTTCACATAACTCTATAACAGCTGACCTAATGCTTTTTTCCGCATAAGTATCTGGGCATCCGTACACCATCGGCAATATTTCTGGTAACAAGGACTCGTATGTAGTGGTACTCATTTAAGTTATCCCATTTGTTGTGCCATTACTGGCGTAGGTGTAATCTGTGTGTTAGGTGTTGTTGCTGTATCAATTTGAGCTTTTCCTGTTACAGAAACTACAAAAAGCTGATAATGGTTAGAAGCTCTTTGTGAGTTACTAGCAAACTCAGCCTCTTTCATGTAAGCCATGTATAAAACATAATTCATTACTGCATTAGCAAATACATCAGGCACTGATAAGTTTCCACTTAATGAAACAGTTGCTGGGTTTGCAGAATACACAATCTCTACATAAGCGTTACCAGAAACGCCAGGGTATACATAATAATTCCTAGGGTTTTGCTCCTCGTACACATAATGTTTAATAATATTTGTATGTTTTGCATCACCAGTTACTGCGGGATCATGCCAATCGGGAGTTTGTGAATCTAACATTTCGTTTGAAACGATACGTATTGATCTTTTACCTGTGCCTCCACTAGCCGCTGACATATTCCTTACAACTTTTAAAAGTCTATTACCAGTAGCGGGTATAGTTTGTTTTGTACCTGTCGCTAAAGTAACTGTTTCGTTTGTAGCTGTCGCATCAGGTTTTAGTAAAGCAATCTCTCTTTGGGCATCGTTTACCCAAAGAACAAGTTCATTTGTTACAGGCCATCTAATCCCTGTAGTATCTTGGAGCACTGCTTGTACTCTATCTATAACTGACTGAACTGTTACTGCCATAATAACTACCTATGTGTTTATTGCTACTTCCCAAGCAGCCTCTCGTTCATCGGCTCTAACAGTGCGCCCCAGCATTTTATTAATAACAGCTGCTTTTGGCGTACCATCGTTTTTAAAAGATTTAGGATCAGCTTCACTAATTAAAGTGTTCATGGCTGCTATTAGTTCTAAATCTTGTTCAAATTCTTCCACTTCAGCCTCTTCTACTACAGTTTCTTCGGCTTTTAAAATAGGTTCCTTACCTACTTCTGCGGCTCCCATTTGTATAGCCAGTAAACCTATCTCATCCGCAACTTCTTTTGGCTCACCTGGTTCAAACAAAACAATTGCTCCATGCAACGTAGTTACCCTTACTGGTTTATCAGTAATAATCTTCATCACAAACTCCTTTAATTTAAGATTGTTTCTTTTTTCTCTTTTTTAACGGTGCTGCCGCGTAAAAAGTTTTTCGTTTCTTCGGTTTCATCCTAGCCACAGTTACTGATGTCTTTACTGTCCGTCTTGGCCCCGCTGTCTTACCAGCATTTAATGAAACTCTTTTCTCAGAAGAAGTTTTATTAAAAGTTACAGAATTTCTAGAAGCCGTAACTGGTTTATTAACGGGTTTTTTCTTTGCCGTCTTTCGTCTTCCACTTCCAGGTTTTCCATATCTTCTCATATCAATAACCGTATTTTTTGGTTGACTTCTTTTTCTTCTTTTTCTTACCTTTCATGGCAGGTTTCTTTTTCATCTTATGGTAAGCCATTACATTCTCCTCTTTTTCTTGTTTCTTCTAGCCGCAGTAATTATATCTCCACGAGTGATTTTGTTTTTGTTTCCGTACATAGCTGCTAATTTCTTTTTAGCAGGGGACATTTTTTTCTTACGCATTATTTACCTACCTTTTTTTGTGCCATTTTATGAGCTTCAGTAAATGTTTTTCCTTTCAACATTGCTTTTTTCATCATATCCATATGTTTCTTGGAATGATGCTTGGAATGCTTTTTCATGGTTTCTTGTTGTCTCTTGGTTAGAGACTTTTTAGGCGTTGGTTTTTTCTTCATAGCCATATCGAACTCCTTATGAAAACCCCCTCCGAAGAGGGGGATTCAGGGTTGCGACTTATTGTGCGCTGTCTAAACAGATAACACCGAAGTCTTGAACAGATCCGTTATAGTCTGAGTTGTACTTTGGCTTTCTCAATCCAAAGATTTTTCCTACAGAAATACCAGACTGGTTGCCATAGTCGAAAGTATCTTCAACCATCTCAGGCAATCCGATGTCAGCCATAGCAAGAGCCTGTGCTCCACAGAATAAAGCTCTCGCCCCATCTACGTTTGCACCTGCACCCCACTTGTATCCAGCCGCACCAGCATTACTAGAACTACCAGAAGTAGCGCCAGCAGTATTGAATACGTGTCTGAACTCGTGAACCATGATGCCGTCAACCATTAGGCTTGATGAACCCGCGAACAAGCTGTTCTGGTTTCCTCTGATACCTGCGTTTCGTACGTTAGCAAGGAAGTCTGAGTCTAGCTTTAGATCAGCCATCTGCTGTGGCGTAACAAACATGTGGTACATCTCTTGGTTTCCAGCGCCTCGGATTCCTCTGATGTAGTTGTCTTTAGCGTAAGCTTTCAAGTTTACGATAGCCTTGTAAGAAAGCTTGTCAGCCGCAGTAGTTGCAGTGACATCACCTACAGGTAAAGTAACATTTCCACTTCCGTCTACGTCTACTCTCAAGTGACGCTTGTTGGTTGGTGCAGATACATCAGAAGCAAACTCAAGGTCTACAAGCTCATGTCCAGCAGAAGAAGAAGTAGCTCTTAGAGCACCGTTATTCTTCAATGTGTAAGCAACACCAGAAAGAGTCAAGAACGCTAACTGGTCTATGCGGTCAGCCATGGCATAAGCCAGAGCGTCTCTTGACTGCTCTCGGAAGTTTACAACAGTTTTCTGGTCAGTAAGTCGGCCAGCTATTCTGTTAGCAAATCTTAGTTGGTCAAGCTCGATGGTGATATCGTAGGCGCGAAGTGCTTCTTCGTTACCCTCTAGAGTGTTATCTCCAGTGATACCGTCACCTGTCATGTCAGCAAGCAAAGTGATGTTTGCTTTTGTGCCTTTTTGATTTTTAGTAAGTTCAGTTATTCTCTGAACCATTGCGTTTGAGCCTGTTCCTGCGAACTGGCTGATGAAAGACTGATTCCTAGCAACTTTCCAAAAGTCGCGTGACCACATTTGAAGTTGGTCGCCAGTCAATGTTCCAAAATTAGTTAAAGCCATGATAGCCTCCAATAGTTAACATTAAAAAATATGTAGCATAAAGCTACCCTAATTAGCCAACTTAAAGGAGTGGCTAATCCGTATTCCCGTATCGTGGGACAACGAACTAGCGCGGATTTACGAGGTGCGACCTCGACAGGTTTTACGCCTTTGTAGGCGAGAAATTATACGTTTTTTACGGCTACGGGCCGACCAGTTATCGTACTGATAAACGAATCTAAAATAAATACTATATTAAGTGTTTTTTGGATGCAACATTATTCTTGATTTTCTTCATCTATAACAAACGGTATTACATTTACATTAGTAACAGGTGTATCTTTATCTACCCATTCTACCCTGCAATAAGCATCTTCTACCCCTCTGAAGTATTTACGCTCTCGTGTTATCTCCTGCGCTATCCATTCGCAGTGCTGAGGATTCTTAAAGAAAGTCTTCTTTGTATCATCTTCAACTCCATTTGCAATGATTACTAGAGCTATGACAAGTTTCATCGCCTTTCTTTAAGCATCAACTCAATGAGAGTTCCTAGTTTTTCGTCTGTAGCTTGTGATATCTCTACCTGACGCGACAAACCATCTGCTATTTGTTGAATTGCTTGCTCATTCAAAGCAGTTTTTTGAGTATTGTTATTTGTATCTTGAACAACTTTCTCTACAACTTTCTCAACACGCTCAACATCTTCTTGAGTCGCTTGAGCATTAGCCTGAGCAGCTCCATAAGATACAGCACCTACAAACAAAGATACTACTAACGGTAAAGCCCACGTTGGTATAACTATTCCTTTCTCACTCATTTCTTCTTCCTCTTCCTTTTTCTAACAAAAGTTCTAACATTAGTTGGTTTACCTCCTGGGTTTCCAGCTGCTCTCTTCCTAGAAACAGCACTTCTTCTTTGAGCGGCAGTCATTTTTTTGGCTGTAGCTCTCGGAACACACTTTGGGTAGCCTCTTTTGCTACCGCCTTTAGCAGACTTTCTACCGCAAGGCTGGAATTTACCTTTCTTTTTAGGTGCAGAAATATCTACCCAATCACCTTTTTTGCCTTTTCCAAACCAAGCAGTTAATCCACCTTTTGGTTTAGCCATTATCGGTAGCCCCCACCTCGTTTTTTGTAAGTCCTGACTAGCCACCCATTGGCGTAAGCTGAGGGGTATACCTTGAACTTACGCTTCGCTTCTGCTTTAACTCTTGCATATAAAGCTGGATTAGTTGGTGTTGCACCTTTTTTCTTCTTTGCTTTCTTCTTAACTGCCATAACTGTCACCATTTCACTCTGTTAGCCCAATATGCCGCAGACATCTTGCCTTTAGCAATATTCCGTCTATGCCTAGCTTTAAAACTAGCACGTTTCTTTTTCATACGATCAGATTCACCTGCCTTTGGTTTGCCCGCTGTTGATGCGCCCTGCTCTCCAAAACGGATCGTCTTGATTTTGTCACCTTCCTTTGCAACAACAATGTGACTTTTTTTAGGGTGATTGGGGGTACGCTTTGGTTTGTTATAACCACTTACCCCTGCCCTTGCTAATCTGGGATCTTTTTTTGCTGGCATAAGTTACCTCTTTATACAATGTCACCTCTTAATCTTTTTAATGTCGCTTCTGGTAACGCATCAAACTCTTCTTCTGTAAGACTAGACACGTCTAAACCCTTTTCTCCTCTAATAGATGATCCCTCTCCGCTCATTTCTGGTGGTTGACTGTCTGCAACTTTTAATTTCTTAGAAACTTCGGCTCGTTTTTTAGAAATTTCATCTACACTTTTCTTCGGAGCTGTATCTGCCGCTAAAGTAGGAGTAGTATCAATCAATCCATATTCATTTATAACGTATTTTGCTGCTTTTGACAGTGCTGCAACAGCGTTTTCACCTTTAATTATAAAAGCATCCCGTAAGTCTATAACTTCTTGGGTCATTTTTTCATTATATTGTTCACTTTTTTGGTCAAACATGGGAAATTCTGCTTCTAAAGTAGACGCGGCTTGTTGCAATGCAGTAGCTTGTTGGTTTTGCGATACCGCATCCGTCATTTTTTGACCCATTTCATACTCAATCTGCGCTCTTTCTGCCCTTCTTATCTCGGCTCTTATACTTGCAGCCTTGTCAGCTTCCCCATCTAACACTGCGTTTTGGTATTCCATCTCTTTTGCAGAAAAATCGTACTCTTCGGGAGCATCTTCAGCTGGTTTTTGGGCAGCTTTCAAGTCATCAAGTTGTTTTTGCAAGGCTTTTTGTTTCTGTAACACTTCATCAAGCCTAGCTTTTGGAACCATTGGCTTTTTTGGTTCTTCAGGAGCTGGTTTTTGCTCTGGTTCTTCAGACAAAGATGGTTTTTCAGACGCTTTTGCGTCTTCTTCTTCAGATGTATCTTCTGAAACCTCTTCGGTGGGTTCTTCTACCGCTTCTTCAGCTTCTTCAGGCTCTTCTTCAACAGATTCTGTATCTTCTGCTACTGTTTCCTCTGTTTCTTCTTCGGCAACAGGTTCTTCTGCGGGTTTTTCTGGTTCTTCTACTGTATCAAAGCTTAAATCAAGAGCTTCATACTCTTCAGTGTCTTTGTCAGCGCCAGGCATTACATCAAACTGCATACCTTCTTGCTCATTTTCTTTTTTATTGTCACTCATCTTCAACTCCTATGTTATGTAGGTGACCGCATACCAGGTATATCTACTTGTTGTGGTCGGGTTGGTTGCATTTTCTCTTGTTTTGCAGCTGTTTGCATAGCGGTTGCTGCTATACGGGTTGCCGCATTTGTTTCAGATTGCGTAGTTCTAGTCTGATTAGTTAAAGCAGAAAGCTCTCTACGCAGCTCTAGTTCCTGCATCTTCATTTGCAACTTCGCTTGTAACTCTTGTTGACGTAGTTGCGGCTCAACATCTGATGTATCTTGAACCTTAGCTATATTGACAGCGGCTTCAGATTGCAGTTTTCTAATTTCTGCTTCTAACTTAGCAAGAGCAAGTTGATCTGCTTGCATGGTAATCTGTGCCTTCATTATGTTCATCTCGGCTTGTTCTGGAGTTTGCTCAACGCCTGTCAACATTCTTATGCGTTTAGCAAGTTCACCTTTCTTAGTTAGATGACTATATTCGATAATTGCATCATCTGGAATAGCTACACCTACCTGTCTTAAGTTTAACGCTTCTGCAAATTGAACTTCATCGAACGAGTCTCTTGCTGGCGCTGTAGATATAACTACGTCATACTCACCGACAGTTAAATCATTAATAATTTTTCCTTCGGGGGTCATTTCATTAAGTACGATTTCTTCTCTCGGTTTTAATGGATCTGACTCATCTGTAACTTGCAAGATTCTTTTTTCTGTATAAAAAGTTTGTATAAGATTCAGAACTTTTTCTGCTAAATACTGTCGAGCTTTTTGTAAATTATCTAAAGGCACTTGGATCATTATTGCGCCACGGTTTTGTTTAGCTTGTATAGCAACGCCCGATACTTCCGCACTATCTGAACCTAACATAGAATCATTAATGCCAGAAATAGCTTTTATGTTAAAAGCCGCTTTTTGAGAAATCCTGTCAAGCCCAGTAGGTATAGAATTAGGTTGTATTTTTTGAGGAGGGTTAGTTCCTCTTTGATACTCTAGGACTAATCCTGTTTCAGCCCCATGTTCTTCTAAATCATCAGGTGTCATACCGACTAACGATCCAGACTCTACCATCCAACCGCTGTTTGCAGTTGTGTTAACTATATGTAGTTCTTGGCTTGCAATCTTGTTGAGTTGTTCTTGAGGTGAGATCAAGTTTCTTATAACACCGAACGGGTTACCCCTTCTAAAATATGCAAAGAAAGGAACGATTGTAAATTCATTGTATGGGGAAAAGTCATCATGCAACACGACCTTATCGCAGGTAACAGTCCACCTGACTTTTCTTTTCATTTTAGAGACAATATTTAATCCATATTGTTTCGCAAACTTTTTAGCTTTTGCCTCTGACCAAGCATCAGGAGATTCGCGACTATCGCCAGTGTCGGGATCGACAAAGCATAATACCCTAGCCATTCGTTTGTGCTGACGTTCAATAACTCGTAAAGCCCGAATATTTCTATAGTCTTCATCAGAAGTTGAACCATACGCACCAAAAACATCGTCTTCAGGATCTAAGTCTCCATATCTTTGTTCTTCATATTCAACTGAATCTCTTCCATAAGAGTTACCGTTTTCTGCAATAAACCTAAGCTGTTCAGCTTTTTTCTCACCGTAAGTTTCAGCTATTTCGTCAAGTGTCATCCATTTAGATTCAAAAACTTCGTTCCAAGTTTTTGGGTTATAATCTTTTGCGTCAGGATCAATTAGGATATCTAGCGGGTCTTTAGCAGTTATACGTATTTCGCCTTCTACATGATCGGAAAAATCCATGCGGACATCAAAGTATCCGCGACCATCCATGATCAACCCGTCAGAAAATACCTGCTGTTCTACCCAATCTAATTTATTGTTATCAGAAATCTGCATATATACTTTAGTAAGTACATCAGCCACATTTTGTTCAGTGCCCCTTCGGGGTTTAAATTTTACATCTGCCCTTCTTGTGGACTGTTCACCGAGAATTGTATTTATTGTAGGGAGAATAGTATTGATAGTTAGAGCAGGTCGTCCTTCAGCTTCGAGCATTGTTACATCGTCATCGTCCCATTGCTCTCCTCTATAAAACTCATCACATTTCTTAGCCATGTGAATGTATTCTACATGACCGTTATCTCTAGCTCTTGTGTATCTATCCCATTGAGTGCTTGCGATATATTCTTCTTGTTCAGGTGAAAGTTTTGTCTTCTTAGTTGTATGCTTCATAATTATGCGCTCATAGCCGACCTATTTTTTGTTTCCCTACCAATAAATGGTAACCTGTCACGCCAAGATGGTACATGCTCAACAACTGGTTGAAATGTAGAAAACTCTGTCATCATCAAACCTATCCACGCTAATGCATCCACTTGGTCGTCATGTATGCCATTTGGGAAACGCAATAACTCCGCTACCAAAGGGCCAGTAAAACTACTATCTTTGGGTAACCAAACCATACCCTGTTGCATCCGTCCCTGAATAGCTCTCGCTCTAGCTTCTTTGTCTCTTCTTCCTGTCTTTAAATCTTTAATATATGCTTCATAGCAACCCCTCTCCCTTATACGTTTTTCAAGGAACGGGCCAAGTGCCATTTCTATATGACCTTTTTCTATACCAATAATAGAAGGTCGCCACTCTTCATACAAATCTAATATACGTTCAACGATCTCAAAACCATCGAACTTACCTCTGACCACATCAACCACAAATAAGTTATCAAGCTCATCGACACCGATAACCATACCTACAGTGTAGTCATTTCTATCGCGTTTTCCTATTGCTAAATCCCAAGCGCAGTAAAAACGCATCGAATCAAAATCTATCTCATCACGATCATAATACTGAATCATACCTCTTGTAAAATAATCTCCGTCATCAGCTACTGGATTTTGCTGATACAACGCTGACCAGTCTCTAGGGCCAACGGCTTTTTCTATTCTTCTGAGGGCTTGTTCATCGTATCTTTCTCGGTGAAGTGGCTCTCCCGCCTTCCTGAACCGTTCATCAACCTCGGCAATAGCGGGGTAATTAACGACCTCCCAGTCTTCTCCGCCATCGGATGCTGCCTTAAGTAATCGTCCAGCAAGATCATCATCGTGCCACCTAGTAAGAATGATAAGTATACCACCGCCTGGACTAAGCCTCGTATAAGCCGTTGACGTATACCAGTCCCACGTTGAATCTCTTGCATTTTGCGACTCCGCATCTTCTCTATTCTTTACTGGATCATCAATTACTAATATATGTGCGCCTTTACCTGTGATACCGCCCCCGACACCAGCACTAACGAACCCACCGCCATTAGAAGTAAGCCAACTTTCAGCACTTTGGCTATCTGGGTCGAGTCTAGTTTTAAACGCGGTTTTATATGTCGGTTCACGAAGGAGCTGACGAACTTTTCTACTGAAACCCATAGCGAGCGCACCCGAATAACTACAACTAATGAACTCATGTTGCGGGTTCCTACCCAAATGCCAAGCTGGAAACGCAATAGAAGCGAGCGTACTTTTTCCATGACGTGGCGGCATAAAGAGCATAAGTCTTGGGCTTTTTTTCTCAGCCACGTCTTTAGAGAATTTTTCCAATCTCCGACAGATATCTTTATGAACCCACCCTGCTTGATAGTCTGGGTTGAATCTTTCAACGAATGGTAATAGTCTTTTTCTCGTAAGGAATCGGAGAGCAAGTTCTGCTTTTGCTTTTTCCTCAACAGATAATACTGAATCTGTCTCTGGCTCCATCTCTGCCGAGTCAATCTTTTGTGTATTTGGTTTTGGGAGGGCATCTGCATCTTCCGCTTTACAATAAACGCATAACCCACTTGACTCAGCAAACAAAGTCTCAGGTTGTAATTTCTTACAACGTGTACACCGCCTAGACTCTACTCCCTTCAAGTGGCATCAGGCTCCAAGTAGTTTTCACTTTTACCAGCTATCTCTAACAACTCTTCGTCTGTTAACCGTTCGAGTTGTTTTGCTGTCGTGTTTAAGTTGACATTTACCTGGACTGCCGTGTCGGGCGTAGCTAAACCATGTAGTTTAACTAACGAATCAACTGTATTTTTCATCTCCGTTGCATTAGCAGAAGATGTGTACGCTTCCATATACATGTGATGAGCGTTAGTTCGCTCAAATTTTACTTCTTCCCGCATTTGTTCACGGAAATATTGCAACGCCCGCTGCACTTTTGGGTTTTTTGATGCCTCGAATGCAGCTTGTTGCGTTGCGTAACCTGCGGCTCTACCAGCAGCGGCAACAGTCATACCACTGCTAATTAGAGTTACTAATTTTTCTTGCTGAACAGTTAAATCATTTAACGACAAACCCATATAGGGCATGTGTGATTGTAGTTCCGTTCTAGCACTAATGGACGATTCTAAGGTCTGGTCGTTTTCCTTTACTGTCGTCAACTTTGTCATCTTCAAAATTACTGTCTAAATATATGAAAAGAGGTGCGCGATCACCCAAACTTTGTATATTTATACTATCCAAAAAACTAAATAAGTTATCCGCTACACCATTTTCAAGTAATAATTTTTCACATTTAGTTGCATCATAGACAAGTACTTCTCGTTCTTTCGCTCTCATACCTGTTCCAATGATAGCTTGATCTAAACCATCAATAGAGATCATCTCAATATTCATACCCGCTATATTATTATTGCTAAATATTATTTACAAGTAAAATCATTAATTGTTCTTACCCACCAATAAAACATGTCGTTTGATAACCCACCACGCATCATGTTTAATCTGTAGGCAACAAGTCTAATATTATTAGGTACGTAGCCTTTATCATTGTTCAGTCTATCTATCGAGATATTAAACTCTTTGTGTCCTGTACCATCTAAATGGTGTGTCATTATTACGCCACTAATAGCACAACGGCCTTGTTGTTTGTAATACAAATCAATCACATCTTCTGCTGTTATATCAAATTCCATAACTCGCCTTTTGCCTTTTTTAGCGGAGGCTTTTGATTTTGCATACAAGGTCTTCAGATAAGATTCAGGGTTATCCGATACACGTTTTTGGTAACTTAGTTGCCGACACGGGCCGCATACATTCCTAGCGGGTTCAAACTGAGAAAGGTCTTTTTCTAAACCGCATGACACGCAATATTTTTTTGCAGTCATGATCCAGCATCATACTCTCTTGGAAAATTTTTGCTAGAAATTTTTTGCAAAATTTTTTTACGAATCGCTAATTCACTTTCTCCCCATCGCGTGTTGACCGCACCCCTTTCCGTAATTTATACATTTGGAACCTTGTCTACTATATGTTTTTCTGAACCTTGTCTGTAAGTAACCCCTTTTACCTCATTCTTCGGTAACGTGTTGATTTTTTGTGGTGTATGAACCATGTACTATGAACCATGCACCACGGAACATGGCACGAGTAACGCCAACGTAGCATAATCTTAGTTGACCTATGGAAGATGCACCAGTATCCATGTATCCTGACTTGTATCTTCTGTATCATTCTCCTAGATTCATGCACCAGTCTCCGTGAGACGCCACATATACATGAAATATTCATTGATGTCTCACAAGTGTCTCACACAATATATTAGATATATCAACGACTTAACTTATATGTGAGACAGTGAGACATGTGAGACAGTATTTCTGTACCCTATTTTTACATCTCTTATTATTTTTTTATTTACAAAAACTTTAAGTTATAAAGAAATAGTGTCTCACGTCTCACAAATCGCTGAACCCTGGAGCCTGATTCATGATGCGTGATTCATGTCGTGTCTCACATGGTGTCTCACACGTGTCTCACACATCAATGGTGTCTCACACTTTATATAGAAGATACACACCTGGAAGGCGGCCAAATCAAATCTTCGTCTCTCATTCTTCGAGACGGTGTTGATGTTTTATGAGTAAGATGGACTTTACTCACTTAAATAAATTTAACTTAAAAAGGAATGAAGTTATGAACACAAAAGAAAAAGTAGCTTGGCTAACGGCTATAATATCATTGTTAGCAGTTCCAACAGCACTATATGGTTGGATAACAGTATATCAAGAACCTTTCATACTCTATTTAATAGAACAAGGTGCGGGTGAGTTTCTTACACTCTTGATGATACTTATACCTTTTCCAATTGCACTTGCATTACTGGTGCTGTTTCCAATATTACTCTTAGAGGGATTTAAACGATGAAACAATTAACATTTAGCTCTTTCAAAGAGTTTGAAAAAGCAACAAGACAAGAACGCGAGTTTAAAAAACTTGAGAAACGATACATAAGACTTGGCTATTCTAAAGAAGAAGCCAGAATGAAAGCGAGGTATAACCGATGAAAAATGTAACACCAAAGAATGGCATCTTCAAAGATGCACTCAAACTTATTGGAATATGCGGAGTTGCAGTTGTAGACCTCGCTAAGTTTGCATGGGATAACCCGATAGCCACAGCAGTTGCAATGGGCGCGGTTGTCATACTAGACGATGTTGATGCTATTGCTGATAACAGTGAAGTTGTCGCACAGCATATAACAGAATACACAGCTAAATAAAAGGAACTAAATCATGGACAGATTACCTGAACCAACACCTTTAGGGTATGCAGTTGCAAGTTATAACCGTTTACAAAGGCATTCACATCACGACTTTGTCGAGCCTTACACAACACCTGACCTTGCTGAGATGTGCGACTTGGTCAAAGAAAGTAACACTAACTTACATGACATATTCGGAGGAAACAATAATGTCTAAAGCAAAAACAAAAACAAACACACAAGTAAGCAACAGAAACAGTCTTATCGATGTAGCGATTACTGATCTTATTGAAACTGGATCACCTAGTGCAAGATTGATTGCATATGATGTACAACAGCAAGATCAAGACAATGCAGTGTTAAGAATCTATTCATCTTACTTATCTGCAAGAAACGCTAGAAATAATAACGATGTACTTGATTTCAAACCAGAAGCAGTAAATGCTTTTATACAAAAAGTTTCAAATCAGATCGTAAAGAAAGCTAAAGCTTTGATACAGTCAGCAAATCGTCAAGAAGTATTCGAAGAGATTGCGGGCGGTACAGGACAGGATCACTATGCAGAACTATGTGAGTCTTTCGGTATCGAGGTTGTATCACGTGATAAGATACAAGAGATTGTATCAATGGACTTTGATAATCTTAACCAAGTACATTCAGAGATTAGAACTCAATGTTCAGAGTACTTGCCCGATATGGATCGTTTGTATCTATATGGTTTAAAATCAAAGAACGAAGAAACAGGAGAGTGGGGCTTTACACATGCGATTGATGATCTTGACGAAGCAATTGATGCACTATCTAAAATTGCTGAACAAATCAAAGCAGACGAAAGTGCTGACTTACTATCCAAGATGGCTAAATTAGTAGCTTAACTAGTAATATAGACAAGCCGACTAACGAGATAACTAATTCTAGATAAAGTTATCAGTTATGCTGGAGGAAACATGGCGACCATAATAGGCGACCCCTTACAGAGGTAGGAAACTATTGTCGGTAAGTCTATATCAAAACCCTCATCAGTTAATTCTGGTGGGGGTTTTTTTATTTTTTGCGGTCATCGCAATGGGGAGTATGTGTGCCGCGATACACGTTAATAAACAGCAATGTGCAGCAGTGTATCTTCTACTTTTATCCTTTTTATAGGAGATACACTGCTTGTACAGAAGATACATATTTACCAGCAGCAGGTTGATACGACTGTTTTAAAAATAACACGGAGAATAAACTATGGAATTAAGATATTTAGACCCAGAACATATACAAGCACAACTCAGAACTTTTTCAGGTTCTGAACATTTTCACAGGCTAATTACTAACAGCCCATCTGTTATGACAGACGGTGTTCGTTGGTTTATTAACCAATGTGAATTGTATGAAGTGTTCCGAAGAATAGATGAAATTGTTAGAACTTTTGTAGAAGAAGATGCAGACAACCCTGAAGGCAATGGACATTGCGGTATTCATACCCATATCGGTCTTACAATATTTCAACCGACAGAACAAAAAGATAACAATTATACCAAAGTAATGCTAGATGACATGGACGGAACAGACTTAGCAGTATATCAAATACCCGTAGATAATTTAATGCGTGGTTTTGAACTTGAGTCTATAAAAATTTGGGCAATCAAAAACGAACTCAACTCATACACATACTTATTACCATCTGAATATTAAGGAGAATATTATGGGATTAGATCAAAACGCTTGGATAAAAACCCCTAACGGTGAGAAAGAAGATTTTTACTGGCGTAAACATGCACGTTTACAAGAATGGATGACCAACTTGTATTACGAAGAAATGCACGGTGACAAACCTCAAGACTGGCAAGATTTTAACTGTGTAGATTTACCTTTAAAGAAGATACACATTGTCCAGCTGCACAACGACATTATGTACCGCAGATTACCTCATAATGATGGCGGCTTTTTTAATGGTTGGCAGTTTCAAGAGGAGCAACAGGAAGAATATCGTGAACAAGATTTAGAGTTTTGTAAAAAAGCATTAGCCGCTTTTGACAAATATGGGGACACCACACAAGTTTATTACAGCCAATGGTTTTAGGAGGATACCATGATTCGTACCAAAGAAGAACTAATAGAACAAGGACTAAAAATGTTTACAACTGTAGATGTACCAAGTAGACACAAAGAAAAACTTATGGAAGCTTTTGTCGAAATGACATTTTGTGCAGGACAAACAGATGGTCTTAATAAAGTTAAACAACTGCTAAAAGAGGATGAGAAAAATGTCTGATTATTTAGAAAGAAACAGAAGAAGACGCAAAATGCTTGTAGCACTATCGGAAGCTTCTTCGGTAGCATCTAAAACGTGTGCATGGGCAGAACGAAAATTTAGAAACCTTGAGTTATACTTTATAGAACAAGCAATGAAAATTACTATTCCACGGGAGGATGAAAGCTGATGTTTATTACAGGTCTGATTGCCGCTTGTGCAATCTTATTTTTACTTTTGAAATTCAACTTAAGACGTATCCTGAAGCATGAAATCTTGATCGATATATGCGTTACATTTTTCTTAATCTGGATATTTGCAGGAACTTTTGCAGGTATGATGGCAGGTCTTATGGCAGGTGCAATTATTAGTATCTTCTTGTTTATTGCTCGCAGAGTAATTCCACAAGAAAAACTAAAATTTGTAAAAACAGAAACTTTTCCCTATCGATCTTTTCGTTGGGTAAAAATCTAACATTACCAGAACTATCTATGCGAATTTGTTCAGGATACATAATACGTACCAATACCAACATTGCCAGTGTATCTGTATTTTCTTAAGGATAAACAATGACAACTAAAAAAATACGAAAATCAATCTATGATGAAATTGTGCCATCATGGACTTGTCCAATTTGTGCTGACCATCGCCAATTGGCAAATGATATTGGTATGATAAATGCCGCAGTTATGCACAAAACAGAAACAATGCGTTCTAAATGGTCGGGATATTCTAATGAAGATGCAGAAGAAGTTGCTCAGGCATGGGTAAGATTACTTAAAAGATTGGGAGACTACTATGAGTAAAACAAAAAGAGACATTTTAATTACAGCTACTTTTAAATTAGATGTTAGTCAAAACTATTACGATAGATTAGACGGGATGGAAGATGCAGACTTAGCCAGGCATATCCTGAATTCGTGCTTCAAAACTAATCTTAGAGAATTAATAGGGTTCAAAATAGATATGGGTAAAGAAGATACAAACTTAACCAGCAGCAGCCCGCAGCAAGTATCTTTTGATTGGACAAGAAATACCTGCGTAAACTGCGATGACTAAGGAGGAAAAGATGCAAGATGCAATACGAGATGTACTTGATCTTATATACAATGCAAAAGTTGTAAAACGTGATCTTAGAGAAGACGAAGGTGACAACGATCCTGAAGTGGGTTTCCATCATGTATGGACAGTTGATGTTCGCTTTGATGAGGCTGATTGGAATTTTATGAATCAAGTTGCAGAGGGCATACACCATGACTAAAGAAGAACTTGAAAAATTACTTGTAGATTTTGTAATTGAAAAAGGACTCAGAGTACAAATACTAGACCCCGAGGGTACTTCTGCATACCACTCTGAAATAAATGCACTAACCGTTGAATTCTATTACGAGGAAACAGAAGATGAACAGATATAGAATGCCTTGCAGTGTTTCAGATGATCCAACATACGATTATTCTGATTACATAGAACAAGAAGGTGCATATGCATCTTACGAAGAAGGGCCAGGAGAACCTGAAGATTTACATCCTGGTGATCCTTTATCACAAAAATATTTCAAAGACACTCACAACCACAGGGAGAACCCACATGAGGACGATAAGACCAAAGGACTTGGCAAACGAAATCCAAGCTAATTCACTAGCTGGGATAGCAACAATGGTTTGGGGGCCACCAGGAACTGGTAAATCTCAAATCTGTTATCAAGGAGCACAGCAACAAAACGCTAAACTATTCGAGATTCGCGCAAACTTATTTGACCCCGTTGATATCCGAGGTGGTCTTAAAGTTGTAGAACAAGAAGACGGATCTTACAAAACTAGATATGGTATTCCAGAAGATTACCCTGACAGCAATTATGCTGGCAACGTATGGGTTCTTATTGATGAACTGCCAAATGCAACAAAAGCTACCATGAACGGTTTATTGCAGTTGATCCTGAACCGTAGAATTGGAACCTACACCCTACCTCTTAATACAACAATCATAGCCGCTGGTAACAGAGCAGAGGATCGTGCCGCAGTAAACGAGATGCCAACTCCAGTTAAAAACCGTTTTGCACATTACACTATTGAGGCGAATGTTGATGATTGGGTTAAGTGGGCTTTGTTAAACAATATCGATGAGTCAATTGTTTCGTTTATTAGATTCAGACCAACTTTATTATCAGACATTGAACCAACTCACAATGCTTTTCCAACACCACGTACTTGGGAGCTTGTAAGTCAAAAACTACCGTTTATGAAAGATGAGTTTTATGGTGTTGCATCATTAGTTGGAGACGGAGCCGCTGGAGAATACATTTCGTTCAAGCGTGTGTATCACGATCTTCCAGACATTGATAACTTAATTAGCAATCCTGGAACAGCAAAGATACCAACAGACACATCAGTTTTGTTTGCAATATGCGGTGCTTTGACTACTCGTGTAGATAAAACAAACTTTTCAAATATTGTCAGATATGTAAACAGAATGCCCGCAGAATATCAAGTTATTGTGATGCGTGATTCAATTGCAAAAGACAGAAACCTAATCCAAGAACAAGCATACTTAACTTGGAGTCAAAACAATTCAGAAGTATTTTTATAAGGAGGAAGTAACTATGGCAAGTGTAAGAATGACAGGAATATTACGTCAAGAAATTAGAAGAAACGCAATGAGAGCTTTTGATAAAGCTAATCCAGAAGTAGAGTTTAATACTGGTTTTGCGGATAAAATTATTAAAGCGTATCAAAATTCACCTCTTCAAAAGTTTTGGTTAGAAACAAAAAAAGCAAGAGAAAAAATTTTACCCGCACCTAATAAAAATGACAATATAGTAGAATCAACAGCCAGTAAGTTAGTTGTTGTTATGGGAGAAGAATCTTTTACTTTGGAAGACCTTAATTTTGTAGCTTTCCACCCAAGTCAAAGTTATGACGGTTATTATTCCGACAAACCAGAAATCAATCTTGATCAAGTAGATTCTAGCTTATCTGCACAAGTACTTGATGAATATAAAGTTTTTAAAGCTCAAAAAGAAACGAGAAACTACTCCCGCGAGTCTTACAGAAATGGTATTTATGATCTTACTAGTAAATGTACAACTGTACATAGAATGTTAGATGTTGAACCATCTATGGAAACTTTTGTTCCACCAGAAAAAATACAAGCGATGCATGTCAAAATGACTCGTGCAAAAGTTGCTCAACAAATTGAAGAAGATATTGAATTTGATTCTTCACTAACAAAACAAGTTGCTTTGACAAGTAAATTACTAGGAGACTAATTATGTCTGCCGAAAGCAAAATGCTAAAAGCTAGAGCACAGTTGCTTATGGAAAATCCATTCTTCGGTGTTCTAGCATTAAAACTAAAACTAGTTGCTAAAGAAGATGTACGCACCGCTGCTACCGATGGTGTGCATCTTTTTTATGCACCGAAGTTTATAGACAAGCTAACTTCTCAAGAAATAAAAGGTTTGATTGCACATGAAGTATTTCATTGTGTTTGGAATCATATGACAAGAAGAAACCATCGAATAGCAAAGCTATGGAATATTGCTTGTGATTACGCTATTAATTGGCATCTTGTAAACGAGTGTCATTTTATTTTACCCAAAGGCGGTTTACTTGACCCTGATTACAAAGACATGACAGCAGATGCTATTTACAACAAGTTACCTCAAGAAGATGCAAAGCAGTGTCCCTGGGGATTGGTGCTTGATTCCCCTAACGGTTCTGAAAGCGGTTCATCTGCATCAACAGAATCTGAATGGCAAGTCGCAGTTAACCAAGCTATATCTGTTGCTAAACAACAAGGCAAAATGCCAGGAAATCTTGAAAAACATCTCGGTAAAATTATAAAACCTGTCGTGCCTTGGCGATCTGTCTTATGGCCTTTTTGTACATCTTTGGTAAATGATGACTATTCATGGCGAAAACCAAACAGAGCTTACATTTCTGAAGATGAGTATCTTCCTTCTTTATATGTAGAAGGGGCAGGACATTTTGTTCTTATTGTAGATACAAGTGGTTCTTGTGTTGAAGAATATGATGTATTCATGTCAGAAATGAAATCAATACATCATGAATTACGTCCTGAAAAGATTACAATTATCCATTGCGATACTGACGTTCAGCATGTTTATGAAGTCGATAGATATGATGAGTTTCCAATACCATCGCTACATGGTGGAGGCGGAACTGAATTCTACCCCGCTTTTGATTGGATCGATGAAAACTGTCAGGACGTTGATGCAGTTTTGTATCTTACTGACATGTATGGTACTTTCGGAGATCCACGTTCTTACCCAGTTCTTTGGTGTGCAACTACGGATGAAGAACCACCTTGGGGTCAATATTGTCGAGTTACTCTGGATTAGTTTTAGCATTACTGTTATTATTTGTTAGCAACATGGAGTGATGCTATGCCGAAAAAAAGAATGTCTATTGACGATGCTACCCCAGAAGAATGGGATGCATTAGGCAACAAGCCTTCTATTACTTTAAAAATAAACAGCCCTCCTCATTACAACAATGGTTCAATAGAATGTATTGAATACTTAATTGATAATATGGGAAAAGAAGGAGCTAGTTATTATTGTGAAGGAAATGTCAAAAAATACATGCATAGATGGAGACTGAAGCATGATGCCTTCCCCATTGACGACCTTAAAAAAGCTCGTTGGTATCTTGATAAGTTAATAGAGTTACAATCATGATACTTACTAAATATGATTTAATGCAACTTAAAAAAGATAGAAGAGGAAGACGTATACAAACCAAAACCTCACCCGCTTTTAAGAATTTATCTAAAAGCCAAAAAGCATGGAAAAAACAACAATTAAACAATAACCACACATTCAAACAAAAAATGTACTATCAGGAGGATGGAAAAACATGGACGTTAAAGAGTATTTTAAAAATCTAAACAAACTAGACAGCGATAACATACATCCAGAGTTCCATACATTTACAACTGTATGGGTTAGATCACGTATGCCAGAAATTTATGCAGACCTTGCATCTCGTTATCAAAACATTGAAGGTGAAATTATGGCACAGTATGCGATTAATGATCATGATACTAATAAGCAGATTCAACTGTCTTTTGACGATATAGATTTCTGATGTTAGTTACTCTAGATTTTGAGACTTATTTTGATACCAAGTTCTCCCTAAACAAAATGACTACTATGGAGTATGTTCAGGATGAACGCTTCAAAGTTTGGGGGGTTGGTATCAAGATAGAACATGGGCCAGCACAATGGTATACCGAGGATGAAGTAGAAGATGCACTCAGGGAGATCCCCTGGGAAAGCGTTATGCTTATCTGTCACAATACACCTTTTGATGCTTTTATACTAACTCAATATTACAAACTTATACCTAATTACTATGTTGATACAGCCGCCATGTCACGCGGATTGTACCCAGGTCAATCGGCACGTCTTCGTGATTGTGCAATTAGACTTTTTCCTAACGATGAATCTAAACGAAAAGGTGAAGAACTTGTAAATGCTAAAGGCATAGTAGATTTACCACCCGACTTAGATGAAGAGATTGGTAAATATTGTATTCAAGACGTTGAACTTACTTATCTTATATGGAAACAGATGTTATGTGATATGCCACATTCTGAAATGGATTTGATTAATCTAACTTGTAAAATGTTTTGTGAACCAACTTTACATATTGACAGAGAACGACTTACTGAATATCACAAAAACGAATATGAAAAAGCTGAAAAGCTTATTGAGAACTCAGGAATAGATAGAAAAATATTATCTAGCAATCAACAGTTTTCGAAATATATCGAAGATGTTTTACTTATTACACCACCAACTAAAAAGTCTCCAACAACAGGAGAACAAATACCAGCACTTGGTAAAAACGATGCGGCTTTTAAACAAATGCAGAAGATGCATCCTGAGCTGCAACATATATGGGATGCACGTATTGCAGTTAAAAGCAGATTAACAGAAACTCGTGCTAAAAGATTTCTTGATTCCGCATTACCAGACAACTCATTACCAGTTCCACTTAGATATTATGCCGCACATACAGGTAGATTTGGAGGCACTGAAAAGCTAAACATGCAAAATTTACCTAGAGGCGGTGAACTAAGAAGATGCATTGCTGCTGCTCCAGGTTCCCTGCTTTATGTTGCAGACTTATCTAACATTGAAGCACGGATGCTCGCCTGGCTCGCTGGAGAAAGTAGTCTTCTCTATGAATTTTCAAATGGTGAAGATGTTTATTCTAAGTTTGCATCTATCGTTTACGGAAGACCTATAGATAAAACAAATGATCCTATTGAAAGATTTGTTGGAAAAATGTGTATTCTAGGTCTTGGTTATGGCATGGGCGGTCAAAAGTTTAAAGATGCATTAGGAAGTGGAGCAGCTGGCCCTGCTGTGCATTTCACCCTTGAAGAGTCCTCTTCTATTGTAAGAACTTATCGTCAGACATACCCTAGAATACCTATGCTTTGGGGTAGATTAGAGACTCTACTAAAACAAACTTTACACAAACAAAATTTTGGTAATGTTTATGGCCCACTAATTGTTGGCGACTCTTCAATAATTCTACCTAATAAAATGGCTCTTCGTTATCATAACCTTAGATATGCTTCACAAGGTCTTATTTACGAGTCTCGTAACAAAATAGAATACACTTATGGCGGCCGTATTACAGAGAATGTAATTCAAGCATTATCACGAATTGTTATTACAGATAGTATGTTAAGACTTAGTAAAAGCTTTCAAGTTGCTTTACAAGTCCATGATGAAATAATAATTAGTGGCACTAGCGACAATCCTAGTGATACAATGTCCAAAATGATAACCGATATGTGTATATCACCAGAATGGGCAACGGACTTGCCCCTAGATGCAGAAGGAACTTACGGTGCTTATTACGCCAAATGATATGTCTAGACTTGTTCTAACAAGAAAATTAGATGAAGAAATTGTAGTTTACCGATCAAATGAAGATGAAGTTTTGTGCTCTATAAAAGTTTCAAAGATAGATGGTAAACAAGTACGTCTGTCATTCGATGCTGACGAAAAAATAAAAATCGATAGAAAAGAAATATATAAAAAATCAAAATAATTTAGAGAAACTCTTATGTATCTCATTTATCAGGGAGGATGACTATGCAAATCACGTTTTTAGAATCGCAAAACGGCCTCTCACTAAGTAAAAATTATGATGAAAAAAACGGATTCAACAATTATCCACATGTAAAATCAGTAACTTCACACCAATACAACATCTCATTAGATGCAAAAGGTCTTACTAGACTTGAAAATTTAATTAGAGAACATTCAAAAAAAGGTCATTGTTTACTAAAAGGTAATTTAAAAAAACCATTAGTAAATGAATCAAGAGCAGGACAAACATCAAAAACAGAAACTACTAATTTATTAGTCTTAGATGTAGATGGTGTAAAACTTCCTAAATCAATAAACTTTACTGCTAAAAAATTAACAAAAAAAGATGTTACATTTTTAGCAAACCAAGTTATTGATGAACTACCAATAGAATTAAAAAATGTTTCTTATATTGCACAAGCAAGTGCATCATTGGGTTTAAAGTCTGACAAAATTTCATTGCATATATTTATGTTACTTAGTGTAGCTATGCCTACAAAATCAATTAAATTATGGTTACAAGATATAAATTTTGAATCTGATGTATTTAGTGAGCAACTATCTCTTAGTGTAAACGGACAATCGCTACGATACCCTTTAGACTTATCAGTTGCAGATAATTCTAAAATAATATTTATAGCCCCACCTACATTTAATCAACCAGAGTTTAATCCTTTCAAAACAAATGATGATCGCATAATAAAAGTACAGCGTTCAGAAGATACATTTGATTTGGCTGCGCTTATGCGTAACATCTCCCCACAAAAATGTTTTGAAAAAGCACAAAAACATAAAGATAAACTAAGAGAAAGTTTTGGATTTAGTAAGAAACAATTAAAAACTAGAATCACTACTATAGACAATGAAAGCGTAGAGATACTTACTAATCCAGATAAGATGTCAATAACCATTGTAGATGATTCAAACTTTCCTTATATAAGATGCAATATAAATGGGGGAGATTCTTGTGCTTATTACTTTAATATGCGTTCACCTATATACATGTACAACTTTAAAGGTGAACCTATATTTGAAATAGAAAAAGCAGATCAAGAATTTTATTTATCTTTACAAGACAAATTTGAAGAAAAATTAAAAGATATCGGACAACGAAAAATTCCTATTGTTTTAAGAGACTATGAAACAGATACATTTTTCAATGGTGTTTATGATCCCAATATTGGAGAATTTGATAAAGACTTTCCTCTTACAAAAATTAAAAAACAAAATATTGATGATTTTTTTATGAATCATGGAAAAATTTCTCCTGATTATATACCCGATGGTAGAGTTATTTTTGATCCAACAAGTACAGAAGATTGTTTAGATTTTGATAAAACCCCTTACTATGTAAACACATATCAAACTACTAAATATATAAAACAACCTAAAGAACCTTTATTAGAACAGAATTTACCTCTTTCATTAGGTTATAGCACTAAACATATTTCAAATAATTGTCCTATAGTTTATAAAGTTATATACCATATGTTAGGTAATGGTGATGAAGAATTTGAAAGATTTATAAATTGGTTAGCATACATATATCAAACAAGAAATAAATCAGGAACTTGTTGGGTATTACAAGGCGTTCAAGGAACTGGTAAAGGTATTTTTTATAGCAAAATATTACGACCGTTATTCGGAAAAAACCATGTTCCAATGAAAACCCTTGTAAATATTGATGAAAAATACAATGGTTATATGAGAGATGCTTTATTTCTTATAGTTGATGAGTTTCATATGGCTTCATCTAGTGCAAGCGTTCAAAAGATAGCAGATCAATTAAAAAGCAATATAACTGAAGCAACCGTTAATATAAGAGAAATGTATCAAAATGCTAGTGAACCAAAAAGTTATGTTAATTATATCTTTTTAACTAACAGAGTTGATGCAATTAACCTTGATCAAGGGGATAGAAGATACAACATAGCTCCTCGCCAGGAACAGCGTATTGTTGATAAGTATCCAGAATTAACTAAACAGCTTGATTCAAACAAAATAGAAAAAGAACTTTATTTTTTCTCAGGTATTCTTAAAGACTATAAAGTAGATAAACAAATACTTACAAGTTCTTATGATAATACAGCTAAAAATACTATGAGACATGTTTCTATGTCAGTATTTGAAGAATTTTGTTCTGCTATATTACAAGGACAGTTATCTTATTTTGTCGATTTACTTGACATAAACCCATCTAATGTAATGAATGCAGCTGAGATTGATGCCGCACAAAGGTTTGTAAAATCTTGGATAGCAACTGGTTTAGATGAATACCATGTTATTCCTATGGAACATTTACGAACTGTATATCATATTATTACTGAACAAAATCCTCGTTTGTCTCAAAGAGAGTTTCATAAAAGAATGGCTAGGTTTAATATAAATCCAGAACGTAAAAGACCATATAATTCGTCACGTGAAACAAATCAAATACGTGGTGTTGTAACCACATGGAATACAAATGACTTAGAATTAAAACAAATGCGTGATCAATATTTCTCTGAAAGTGATAAAAAGTTACTTTTGTCTTAATATCTCCTGAATGATACTATGTATTTATGGTAAAACTAACAGCAGATGTAATACCTGGACAAAATAAACCTTTAGATAGGCCTGAAACACTCGGCCCTATACGTGCTTGGTCATATTCAGCTTTGAAAGTATTTGAAGAATGTCCATATAGATCATATATTGCAAAAGTAAAATACATACCTGAACCTGCTGGCCCTGCCGCAGAACGTGGCTCTGTAATTCACCAAGAAGCAGAAGACTTTGTAGCTGCTAAACTAGAGAGTCTTCCTATGTCACTTATAAAATTTCAATCTGAATTTGAAAAACTAAAAGAACTTTTTGCAGAAGCAAAAGTTGAACTAGAAGGTGAGTGGGGATTTGATTTAGATTGGAACCCTGTAGCATGGATCGGCCCTACTACATGGGCTAGAATTAAATTAGATGCTTTAGTACATGAAGATGAAACAAGTGTTAGAGTAATTGATTATAAAACAGGTAAAAAGTTTGGTAATGAAATACCACATAGCCAACAAGGGTTATTGTATGCTATAGGTACTTTTCAAAGATACCCACATTTACAATATGCACAAACTGAGTTTTGGTATTTAGATAAAGGTGAAACAACTATAAAAAGTTACACTCGCGACCAAGCTATGCAATTCTTACCTAGTTGGCATAAACGAGGAATAATTATGACTACTGCAACTGATTTTGAACCAAAACCAAGCAAGTACAATTGTAGATGGTGTTCATACAAAAACGGAGACGAACCTGCTTGTTATTGGGGAGTCTCATAAATTTAAAAACCCCCTAAGTGCAAAACGCACTTTTAGCCTCTTTGTTTCTTCATTCAAAGGGGCTTTTTTTACATAAGGATATAACATGCTTTTATGGATAATACGTGTTCTAACATTTTTAGAAATTTTAAATTTATTTAAATATCACCAAGAACAAAAGAAAAAAGAAGATACAGATCAGGACGGAGAAAAAAAATGAATATGTTTTATGAAACAGATGATGGAGAAAAAATTGAATACTACTTGCAAACTGACCCTCCCGAAGCTATGTACTGGTCAACATACAGATTAAAATTAGCCCATATAAAACTTAAAACAAAATGTGGCCCTGCTATGTATCGAGCACAACTTAGAAAAGAAATATTCAACTCAATCAAAAATAATTCAAATTGAAAAATAAACCATTTTGTGGTATTATTCTGGCAATCAAGGAGGATTACCAATATGTTAGAACCATTTGAACATCAAAAAACTACCACTGATTTTATTAATATAACTCCTCGTTGTTTAATAACATCAGATCCAGGTACAGGTAAAACACGTTCTGTTTTAGATGCAATAGTGAACCATGATGCCCGTACCTTGGTGATTGCTCCCTTATCTATTCTCGAAAGTTCTTGGGTAGATGACATTAAAAAATTTCAACCTCAATTAACTTACTCTGTAGCTTTTGCTAAAAATAGAGCCAAAGCTTTTGCAGAAGATACAGACATAGTTATTACAAATCATGACGCAGTAAAATGGTTAGCATCAAATATTAATGTGCTAGATACTTTTAATACATTAGTTATTGATGAGTTTACAGCATTTAAAAACAAAGATAGCCAAAGATCAAAAGCAGCATTAAAAATAGCACCTAAGTTTGACTATAGAATCGCTATGTCGGGTACACCCAACAGCAATACTATTTTGGACATATGGCATCCTACATTGTTAGTAGATGATGGAGAACGCTTAGGACATAAGTTTTATTCTTTCAGAAACACGGTGTGTACATCACGCTTCAATGGTTTTTGTAATGAATGGGTAGACAAAGAAAATGCAGTAGAACAAGTAAGTAATGCAATAAGCGATATTAACATTAGGTATGAATTAGAAGATTGTTTAGATATGCCAGAACAATCTATACATACTATGTACGTTGATCTACCTAAGAAGATACACCAACAATACCTGATGCTATCGCAGGACAACGTACTATATACAGGCACTACTACTATATCAGCCATACACGCTGGAGCAAAAGTCAAAAAATTATTACAGTTATGTACAGGAGCTATATATGATTCTACAGGACATGTAGAAGGTATCCATTCAGAGCGTTATGATTTAGTTATGCAACTAGTTTCACAACGTAAAAATTCTCTTGTTGCTTTTAACTGGAGGCATGAACGTGAACATATGGAACAACTTGCTGATAAATTAAAAATATCTCATGCAACTATTGACGGCACAACTCCTGTACCAAAACGGAAAGAAATAGTAGACAGATTACAGGCTGGACAGATACAGTGCGTCTTCTGTCATCCGCAAAGTGCAGGACATGGTCTTACTATGACAAAAGCAAAAACAATTATTTGGGCTAGTCCAACATATAATGCTGAACATTATCAGCAATTTAATAGACGTATTTACAGAGCTGGGCAAACAGATAAAACTGAGGTAATACAAATCGCGGCTCGTAACACTTGGGAAACTGATGTATATCAGAAACTACAAACTAAGCTAGGTAAAATGGAAGAACTCCTCTACATTTTACGAGATTTACACACTAACAGGAGAGCATCATGATGATACAGAAAAAACAGGAAGTTAATTCGCATCCTACTCCTAGGAGTAGAGCAAACTATCCTTGGTCAATGAATCAATTAATTGACGAAAGAGCTACGATAAAAGCTGATATGGATCAGATAAATCAAGCTAAAAAAGAATTGCAACAAGAGTTAGATTATTTAGATAGTCTACTCATTGCAAAAATGGATAAAGAAGAAATTAATCGCACTGCGAATAAAAATGCTTCGGTATCCATTAATGAAGCAACCGTCCCTGAAGTAGAAGATTGGGATGCTTTTTATAAGCATATCCTCGATACTAAAGAGTTTGCGTTGCTACAAAAAAGAGTTAGTTCCGTTGCATACAAGGAGATACTAGCAGCTGGAGAAGATGTGCCAGGGTTAGCTCCACGTACTGTACGCAGGATTAACTTTAAAAAACTTTAACATTTAACATTTAACACTTAACACAGGAAACAAGCCTATGAGTAGCACAGCGTTAGCATTATCAAATGACAAACTACCGAAACACATTGCTGGAGATGCAAATCGAGGTAATGAAGATGTCGGACGAAATGTTGAAATACCCCGTTTGAAATTGCTTCAAAAAATGTCAGACGAACTAGACAAAAACAGTCCTAACTTTGAAAAAGATGCAAATGAGGGCGATTTCTTTAATACACTAACAAAAGAAATCTACGGCCCAGAATTATATTGCATTAATATTTTATTCAAAAACAGAACTGTTGTTTGGAAAGATCGTACCAAAGGACAAGGGGGTGGTAAGTTAGGCACTTACGATACAGAAGCTCTTGCGGCAGAAGCTATAGAAGCAACTGGTATGCCTCAGCTTTGGATACCAACAGACACAGACGAACATTTACTAATAATCAAAAATAAAGATACAGGTGCGCTAGAAGCTTCGCCTGTTATCTATGATATGGCTAGTACCAAAAAATCTGTTTCAAGAAACTGGAACACGCAGATTGGTATGAAACCAGGTGATCGTTTTGCAGGTCTTTGGAAACTTTCTTCATTCAGTGCAGTTGCAAAAAGTGGCACACCGTTTAGCGGTATGAAAGTTGCTTTTGAAGGTTGGACACATGAAGAAGACTACAAAACAGCTGAAGATATATTTACCAAGTATTCTAACTAACTGACTAATGGCTGGGTTATAGTTAGTTAGAAAGGCTGACCCTACCTCCTTAGGGTGGCTAGAAAGGCTTGATCCACCTTTAGCCAAAACGGATCAATTAATTTATGAATGAATATAGTTTTATAAGATCAATTCACCATAAACTACCATCTGACATATTCAAGTGGAAGATACACGACTCTTTTGCAGCAGGAGTCCCTGATGCGTTATATGCAAAAAATAGTGTATTGTTTGTTGAATATAAATACGTTAAAAAATTACCTGTAAAATCTACCACACTTATAAAAACATCTATATCACCAATGCAAGTTTCTTGGTTGGATACTATGCAGTGTGCTGCCCATTCTGCATTAATAATAGGAAGCCCAAATAATATTTATATAAAGTTAAATAATTTTTCTGAAAAAATAACGAAAGAAATGTTTATGAAGAAAAAAGTTACTATATTAGATGTTGTCGGGTTTATAGTTAATAAAACTTATTTACCTAAAAAGGTAATCACTGCCGATTAAACAATTCTACGCACGTAGGAGCGCCTCTCTCACGCCCTAAAATCAATAACTATAACGCATTTTTTTACTTTTATTATTATGTTTTGCCTTCTTAATTTTCTTTGATTTCATCTTTTTTTCTTTCTTATTAATGCAATGCATAAAAGTTCTCCTTATTTATTTCTTTGTTTTCGTATTGCTTCTTTACCTCTTTTAGCTATAGCTGCTTGTTCTCTCTTACCTTGTACTTTAGCTCTTTGTTCCATAACCGTAAGAATTTGTATTTTTCTAGCAAAAGGCTTATTAATCTTTTTAACTTTTGCAACAGTTCTTCTAGCATCTGCTGGAGTAGCGTATTTAATACGAACAGTATCTTTTGGGTTTTCGTCTGTGTAAAGTCTTCTACCACTACCTTTAGGTTTTTTACCTGTGCCAACTTTAGGATCTTTCTTTTTCATTTTGCTACCCAACCAGTGTTACCTAAACCTGATTCTTTAATATATAAAGTTGTATTTGACCCTCCATCAGTTCTCAAAAACAAAGAACCTGGAGCCGCTATTACACGATTCTCTGGCGTATTCAAACCACTCGCAATACTTGCTAGTGCAGGAGCAGTTACAGTTGAAGAAATAGCAGGTTGTGCTAAACCAGTAGTTGTAGATGTAATATCGTTTGTATCAAAAGAAGATGTAGTCTTACGCTCTGCGGCTACACCACTCGCAATTAACTCTCTAGCAGTAACTGCTCTATCAAGTGGATCTCCTCTCGTACCTAAACGGATTTCAATAATTTCAGTTAGAGTTTCAAGAAAACGCCTTGTCTCAATATCTAAATTAGCTGGCGGTCTTGGTATTCCAGGTATTCTTGTACTCATAACGCACGGATTTCATCCATACTTTGAGCCAAACAAAACTCATTAATATCAGAACCTTCTACTTGCACTTCCCACTCTTGCCCAATTTTTGCAGGTAATCTCATAATAGGTTCACGTATAATTTTATTACTTATACCAGACGGTACAGTTGTTACTTGAGTAAAATCACCAGCACTGTTTTTAACTACTGAATAATCAGCAATCAAAGTACCGTCTGCAAAAACTTTTACAACGGCAGGATAAGAATCAGCATGAACTGATACCCAAGCCATAGACAATGGTGTTGGCGTAACAAACTTTTTACTTTTAAATTTAAGTGTTCTACTACTTGTATCGCCTCTAAATTTTTTAACACGAGTACCTATAATTATGTGTAACTCACCAGTTTTTGGGATCGTATAACCACCTTGTACTACGCTCGATGTAGTAAATGTTGTAAGTGTTGCATTTTCAGACCGAGGGTCATATATCCAACCTGCATTAGTTGAACCATCTTGGTAAAAAGCAACATAAGTACCCTCATGATAAAAAGCTTTTATTTGAGTTGGGAAAAAATCAGAGTTCCATTGTGGGACAGAAATTAAACCTTTTGTAACCACTGAACCACTAGCACTTTGCACTGCACACAAACCATCTGGCCCTGCATATAAAACATAATCTCCCATATCAACAACACTACTTCTATTGACACAAGCCTGTGCAAAATCAATCCTAACCGACACCATTGCTGAGGGATCTGTGCCTGTAATAAAATAAGGTTGTCCATTGGTTAAAGCAGCAACACCATTTGCTGTACTGGCAATTGCAACAATATCTTCTTCCAAAGTTATTCTATAACTTATAGGCCACGCATGGGGTAAAAACGGTTCACTTAAACAAAATCGTTTACCTGTAAAACCCGCCATAACACCTTGCGCTAACGGTATCAAGTTTATCATTGGGCCATCAGGATACAACGAAGTGTCATCGTCAGGAGGCCCAATCCAATCTGAGCTTGGTAAAACTTCTCCCAACTCATCAGCATCTTTATTATCTGTTATAGTCGTGTTGGTATAGTCTGTTTCAGCAACAAATTGAAAAGTTGTATTTGTAGAACCTGTATTCGAACGATACAAACGCTTTTTAGCCCCTGCATTAAAATTACGGTTATCTGTAAAAGCTCCCGATGTAGGAAAACTTGGAACATCTACAACTACAGTTTGTGTATCAGTTAATTCAATTATAGTAGAAGGAGCACTTGGCGGCCCTTCTTCTCCAAAAGAAGATACAAAAGTATAAACATAGCTAACATCATTCGGTGTTTGTGTCGTGCTCGCAGATCCACTTACTGTAGTAGTAGGCGCACTGCCTGGTGCAGGTATACCTAGCCTAAAACCAGGTCGTGCAGGAGGAGTATTTGCAGGGTCTGCTCCATTGCTATCTTCTAAAACTTCAGTTTGTGATAAGACTCTAGGGAAATCTCCAGTTCCTTGAGCATTTTGAAATGCACCAGTAATGTAAATACGATTCGTTGTGTCGCCAGGTATAGGGCCAGGAACAACATTTACATTAGCTGCTGCAAACGCAAGAAAAAACGTATCCTTATAAAAATATAAAGATTTTTTACTGCTAGTATTTAACTGTCCTGAATGAGCGTTATTATTAAGAGTAGTATTTATGTCAACATTAATATCATTTTTTAACGCAACTAATTTTCCAGATTCGACATCCACGTTTTCAGCTAGTTGTCCAAATGACTCAGCTAACAAACGTGGAGCAACTCCAGGAGCAATGCCACCAAATCTGTCCCTCTTAAAATACGCCATACGTACCTTATTCCTCTTCAGGGTTTTCTAATTTTTCCTCAACCATTTTAGAAAGACTTTGAACTGAAAGATCATGTATAGCGGCTTGTCTTTTCGCATTTATAGACATATTCCTTGCTTGATCCCATAACGAAACCAATTCTTTTACTTCATCACTTAAATCGTTTATCAAATACTCTTTCTCATTAACAACAATTTTAGGTTCTTCCTGATTTACATTTTCCATAATGTTTCCTTAAAAGTTAAAGTTAAAATTACCCACACATTATATTAGTATGAACTATGCAGGTAAAGTTGTTAAAAATTAATAAACTCAATCTGATTTTTAGGCACACAAACGCATTTCAAATCAGCTTGAAATCTACCTTCGCAATACAAAATTAAATCCTGTCTACATTTCATATCTTCTTTTGTAAACAAAGGATCTATTGATTCTACCGTGGTACAAGAACTTAAAAACAACAAAATTAAAAAAGTTCTTATAATTACCACGGCATACCTATTTTTACTGCGGGTGCTTTAGACTCAGCAATTTGAGCCGCTACACTTGCTTCAGTTTCATCTTTATCGACTTGCTCAGATGCGTGTATCCAACCAATAACATCAGCTTCAGTTAAATCAGCATATTTAATATAACCTTCTTTTGAAGAATCTGGAGTCCACGAAATTGACCCGTACACACGTCCGTAATGGTCTACTGCGCTATCTCCAGTTCCTACTGTTTCACTATCTGTGCAATCCCAATGTGCGACAATTACTCCGTCCTTATTAGGTGCTTTTGAGTTACGTTCTAATTGAACAATTTTCCAAGTTGCTGCCATTTTATTTTTCCTCTTCAAGTTTATGGACTCTCGCCCGTAGTTGTTGAATTTCCTTCATAAGTAAAGGAACTAGTTTTGAGTAATCTACAGACATCATTTCGCCTGTATCTTCTGGTACAGTTACAGCATCAGGAGCTACATGGATTAACTCTTGTGCAACCATTCCAAAATCTTGATGTTTTCCAGTTGACTTCCAATCAAACTGACGGACTTGAATAGCGTCTATTTTTTCACCGCTATCATTTGCATCTTCGATATTATCTTTTAATCTTGCATCTGAAGATGTGTTGTATGCTGTAGCGCTACCAGTAACAGTAATAGAACCAACAATAGGTGAGCCGCCTGTGTTAACAAACTCTATAGCTGTACCGCTACTATGTCTTATTACTTCAATCGTAGTTCCACTAACATTGCTTGCAAAGGTTGCTCTGCCATCGTCACGCAATGTAATCGCATTGTCGGTATCTGCTATTGAGGTTGTGCCCACTAAAAAAGCCGAATTAACTATACTAGCGGTTATGCCTGTTGCTGACCCCGCTCGCATATCAATTCTATCTGCACTATGAACATATTCAATTCTGCCAACATTAGTGCCGTTATCTTGATACTTAATCATTCCACTTCTGTTTGCGGCAGAACTATTAAATATTAAAGTTGGGTCACCCGCAGAGGTTGATTTAATGCGAACAGTAGCATCACCACTTATGTCATTTTCTACAGTTAAAGCTCTAGTGTTTATTGTTCCCGCAAAATGAGCGTCTTGAAAACGATAAGAGGAATTTCCTATATCAACAGCATTGTCAGTTAAACTTCCTGCGCTGAGAGGAGCAACTACATTTGTACCTAAATACACACCCGCATGATTAGACGCAGACCCAGCAATGTATAAGTTGTCACCACTGTCTACACCAATTGTTCCAATAAGGCTCGAGTCCTTTTTTAACTCCATTAAGTTTCCGTTCCCAGTAAGACGATTTACTGTAAGAACATTATTATTATCTCTTACAAAAGAACCTGATCCATTGCTTTGAAATCTTATTCCTGCGGAAGTATCGTTATCTGCTGTTTTGCCTATTAGAAAATTCCCACCCGATGTCAGCATTGCCCGCTCTGTTGCACTTGAACCAGTAAAAAATTGCAAATTACCAGAATTACTGTGACCGATCCTACTTGCTTCTGTACCCCCTCTTTGGAATATTAGTACTTCTGAGCTTCCAGTTGCACCATTTATCTTAACTACTCCATTTCCTGATCCACCATTATTTATAATTAAAGAACCAGAATTATCAATACGCATAGCTTCAGTTAAACTGATACCACTATTTGAAGCATTTACTGTAAATGCAAGATCTGAGCCACTTGTTGCATGAATTGATGCGCGTCTTACACCTGCGGCAGTACCAAACTGTAGATAAGACCCATTTACACTGTCATCCACAAGATTTAAAATACCTGGTTTATCACCTCCAACGGCTAAATATTTAAAAGCATTACCGATGCTAAACTCATCTGGAGTATCAGTCCCAATACCAACATTCCCATTGTTATCTATATGTAATCGCTCAACACCACCCGTTACTAAACCAATATGATTAAAGTCTGGAAAATATATACCTGTATCTGTATCTGCTAAAACATAAAATGCGGGGTTGCTTACATTACCAAACGATCCAACACCATATCTTGAGTTTGTTTTTATGTCATTATCAACAATCAAACCACCCGCGCCTGTGGTTGTGGTTGTACCTATGCCTACAGCACCATTAGAGTGAATCCGCATTCGCTCACTACTGATACCTGCTGTCATAAATGACATTACATCATTACTATGGGTATAAGAAATGCGCCCTTGACCTCTAGCGTCTGCGTCAGAAAATAAAATGTTGCCGCTATTTGCCGCAGGAACAGCTATGTTTATGCTTAAAGAATCGCTGTTTTCAAGAATAAAACCATCACCCCCATCAAAATTCCAAGTATGTCCACTATCTCCTTTGTAAACGTGCAATTTATTTGCGGGTGCTGAAGTTCCAATACCGACAAGAGATCCACTCGTAAGGGTCATTATTCTTGCGGAAGCATAACTAAAATAAAAATCTGTTGCTGATTGTGCGTGTATCCCAAAGTAATCTCCGCCCGCAAAATCGCCATCTGATCCATCAAGCCACAACACTGCTCCACTATTGTATTGACTAAATAGTGCCGCTGAGTTTCCTGTAATAAATCTTGCTGACGCATTAGCGCCACCGTTAACATCAAGAGTCTGTGTAGGATTTGATATATTTATGCCAACCCGACCATTTGCGGCATCTGTAAATAACAAATGACTTTTGCCTACACCTTCTACTCTAAAGTCTTGATCACCGCCACCTTCGTTAAGAACTATTGATCCTGGATTCAGATCGATGCTTCGTGTTCCACCCGAATAAAATATCTGGCTGTTATTGTCAAAACTTATATAAGTGTCAGAATCATCAGTGTGCTTAATATCTTCTGCGACATAAATGTTGTCTGTAACAACGCTTGGTGCATTTGCAACATTGCTTAAGTGTAAGTTTTTAAATCTATGAGTACTTATACCTAAACTTATGTCATTATCAATAATTCCTGATTCGTCTGCGGGTACAATACACTTTGTTCCCCCTGAAATACCCGCGCCATTTCCAGATGCGGGATTTAAAAGAAGTGTTGTTACCACGCCCGCCCTTGACTCAATACCGCCTACATAAGTGCCTGATTTTCTGAACTGTACTATTCCACCATCATTCGTTCCTCTATTTATAACTAGAGCAACACCTTGATCACGAGATATATGTGATGCATCTCCTACATGAAAAGCATGTCCGTTTGTTGTAGAGAATCCTGGAGTCGTGCTTGTCGTCCCAATGAGTAAACGACCAGAATTATCGATGCGTACACGCTCTGATCCAGATGTTATCATTCTCATAATTCCAGATGTCGGATGAGTTGAAATATCAAATACTGGTACACCACCCGCAGAATTACTACCTAACGCCCCTATTTGTGCGTTATCTTTTTCTAATTTAATAATTGTTCCATCATCTGACTTACGATGTGCAATAAAAGCTTGTGCTCCACTTCTGACTGCATAGGCTGTACCATTTGCAAGTAAACCAATTCCTACCGAGTTGGAATCTGCGGCTGTTTGAGATACTAAAAAATTTCCAGAACTATCAAACCTACCTCTTTCCGTTCCACCTGTAAAAAATGCAATAGGACTTGATGGAAAAGTTTTGATGTTTAGATATGTTGCACTTCCTTGAATTTGATTTCGTGCAGTGCCACCACTATCTGTCAATGTAATCTGAGCAATATTATCAGATGATCGCCCCCTAACTCTTATGCCATTTGCACTTGTATTACAGTGAACGTCTAAAGGAACAGCGGGATTTTCTACACCGATTCCAACATTTCCACCATTTGTCACGGTAAAGGCGTTTATATCATTACCGCTATTTAGATTGCTATTTTTGCCTACAGCTTGAATTAATTTTGAACTTCCATCATTAGTTCCCGCAATCTCAACTAATAAACCTTGAGTAACATTAGGGTTTCCACCATCACCAGTTTGTTCGATATGAAGAGTTGGTTTATTACTTGCCCCACTTTGCAAAAAGTGGACTGATGGAGCGGTCGCGCTTGGGCTTGCCGAAACATGAAGTTTTGATGTTGGCGATGTGATCCCAATGCCAACTTTACTCGTTGTGAGAATTATATTTGCAGATGCACCTGATGCTAAGTCTAAATTTTGACTACTTGAAAAGTAACTTGATCTAATTATTCTTGCCGCTATTCCGTCAGTAGAATCTACTCTCATAGCTCCCGCAACATGAAGGTTTAGCGCGGGAGATTCGGTTCCCAGACCCACGTTGCCATTAGTTTTTATAGTAACTCGTCTATTGGCTGTGATTGTCCCATGATTTGTTATATACATTGCGGCATCAGATGTATCAAATCCTAAACTCATTTCATTTGTTGCACCGCTGAAATTTATATATGAATCATTTGCATCAGGCGATTCAATAGTCATTCTGGTATCGCCTGTAGATTTTAGATGCAAAAGACTATCAGGGGCTGTGGTTCCAATACCCACTCCTGTGCTGTTTATACGAACTCGCTCCGTACTATTTGTGGAAAAAGCAATCACATTACTTACTGGTTTGAACATTCCTGCTCCACCATCAATGGTAAAGTTTGGATTTGCCGCAGTTCCAGTGTTTGCGCGAATTTGTCCTGTGTTGAACGTATTACCTACAATATGGACTGTTTCTGCGGGGGATG